ATGGTGAAACTCAGCAACGAGATCGCAAGCGACTTGCGAGCCGGCGCAATCTTCAATGTCGAAGGTGAGCGTATAGGCCTTCGGAAGGTCCGCAGGGTTTGGTTCAATCGCACCAGCGGGCACTACGTTGCTGATGTTGGTGGGCTCTTTATGTGGACTGACGACCCGTCAAATCAATGGCGCTGCTTAGGAGGGGAAGATGGGCGGCCTTAGACGAATTTGCAAAGCGTATGGTGGAATGAAGGTCACCGGCAACGATGGTAAAACCATCAACTACGTTTGGGATCACGCGGCCGACAAGCCCGTGCCCGATACTGAAATGCCCTTCGGGTCCGAAAGATGGCAGGCCAGCGAGAGGGCCAGATATCAAACAAAAATAGCCGCGCCACTCCCGAAGGAATGAGCGCGGCTCAAGTTGCCGCCCCAAGGAGGACAGGCGGTTACGGACGGGCACAGGGCCGGATTAGCTCCGCATCCCTCTCGGGGCTGAAAACGTCGCACCGCAGTTGGAACAATACGGCTCCTCCCAAGTGATCATGGGCTCGCTGTAGTCCCGTGGCGGGATGATGACCTTGTAGGGATGACCGCGAAGGGAACACCAGAGGCGTTTGAAGAACCACTTCATTTGCACCGCCTCGCCTTCGCTATGGTGGCCTCTGAGACGCCTTGGGCCCGAGCTGCATCTTCCGCCGCCTTCTCACTGCCAGCCGTCAGGACAGCCGCCCTAGCCGCAGCGCAGAACCATGCGGAGGGCTTGTCGGGCCGATCCCCCGCATGGCCTGACAGCGGCCACAGCAATGCGACCGCAAGGGCGGTTGGTTTGAGCATTTAGGATTCCCAATTTTCTCAAGGAGAAAGTTAAGCCCCGCGGATTTTCAACCAGTTTTCACCAGTTGATGCATCGGCCGGCTGTATTCCAAGCCGATCACGTCGGGGCCTTTGGAAAACTCTTTCAAGTCAGCTTCGCAAGCTTCGACGGTGTAGATGTCCCCGCCAATTTTCATCGTGAGATATTCTTGCGGCGGAACAGCGCCGGGCTTCATCTTCGCAATAGCGCGAAGCTTTTGGACTGGACCAAATCGAGACGGAAATCCGGGGTGGTTGGGATCGTAATAGTTCTTTGAAAATGCGGACATGAGTCGCCTCCGATTTAGGATTCCAATTTTGGTGGGGATGGGGTAGGGTGATTTGGCTTGCTGCGGCGTGGAAGGACACGCGCTTTGCAAAACATCGCCAACAACCCAACAGGCTAAAATCTCGCGGGGGCCAAGAGGCATTCACCGAGTCGGTATCAAGCCCGGCCAGCAAGCACTCTACCCCACCCTCTGCCTGTCTATGATCGGCTTGTAAGCGCGGCTGGTTTGAGCATGGGAGGGCTTTCGGGGTTAATGCGGCGGGCCAAAGCCCAGCTTGTTGATGAGCAGCGTTACCGCGGCCCCGATCGCGCCGGCGCTGATGCCCCATATCGCCCGGCCTGCCCACATCGCACCGAGGGCCTGGTTATGTTGCTTCTCATGAGCGTCTACCAGCGGCGCAATGCGCTCAACCGTCTGCGCCAGAGTGTCGAGCTTGTTCAGTTTCTCATACATTGCCGCGCGGCCGGTTGCGGCTCGGGCTTGCTCCTGAATGATGATGTTGTTCTGGCCTTGGACGATGCTGACTTCGCGGGATAGCCCGGCCAACTGCTCAAGCGCCTGCAGCTGAAGGGATTGGCCGAGGTCCGGCTTGATGTCGGGCACCTTTATTTCTTCTTGCCGGTCGCAGCCTTCACCATCTCGACAACCGCGGGAGACGGATTTGGCTTAGTCGCCTGCAGGCGGATCACTTCGTCTTTACCCCGCGACCCGGCCGAAGAACCCAAGTAATATTGCACGACGGTATCGAACGACGACGACAGCTTGCCGATCAACAAGCTTACGATGGAAAGCGTCGCCTCCGTCATAGTCGGAGGCCTTGACATGAACAGCCAAATCGCACCAAAAAACCCGACCACGATCATGGCCGACAGCAACGACGGACCGTAGGCAAGTATTGATCCGCGCCCCTGATATTCGAGCTGCGTCTCGCGCGCGTCCTGCGCGCCCTCGGCAGCAATCCGGAGCTGCTCGGTCTGCTGTCTCAGCTTCTCGATTTCGACTTGCGCCTGGGCGCGGATTTCTTCGCCCCGGTCCGCTTCGAGCTGTTCGATTTTTGCCTTGGCATTGGGGTCTTCCGCGATGGCTTTGCCGACCGCTTCCGGGGTTGCTTCCGTGCCGAACGCCGCGGCGAGCGCGTTGCCGGCGATCCCGCCGATGAAACCGCCGAAAGGGCCTCCGAGAGTTGTTCCGAGGACGGCGCCAAGCTTTGGAGCGAGAGGTGCGACAGTTCCGGCGATGCTTTTCCAGTCGAGTTCCACGGCCATGTTCCTTTGATGAGACGGTATCCGATGAGAATGGCGCCACCGAAGGCCAGAGAGACGCCTGTGATGATGCCCAAGATTTCCGGGGCAGAGAGGCCGGCCTGCTGCGCCGCCGCGCCAGCGACCACGACAACTGCGCCGCCGCCATATCCGGCGGCCTTGGCCCCGGTGCTAACGGCAGGCTTTTCTGCCGGCCTGTCCGTAGGCTTGGCGAGCGTTGGCACCGTTGGCGCGGGAATCGACGGCGCGATCGCGGTGACCGTTTCCATCCGCTTGATGATCGGGTCATTGCCGGCCATAAGGTGTTGACGATCGGCAAGCCCGTTCGTCCCGCCGTTCCATGCCTTGACGCAGCCGATAAAGTCTCCGGCGTCGGCGTAGCGGTTCAGGTTTTTCCACGTCCAGAAGGCGGTACAGACTTCGGGCTGCTTATCGAGCTGCCCTGCAACCGCCGGATTGGCGACGGCCGGCAATCCCGTCAGGCGCTCCAATGCCGCGTAGCCGTCCCTGCCCGTCCACTGCGGACCGCCGCGGCCGATGTAGGTAGACCCGTCCGACGTCCCTCGCCGGTTCCCCATCCGGTTCCCGTAGATGTCGTCAAAGGCTTTCTTCTGCCAGCCTGCGCCAGTTCCGTATTTGGCCTGCACCGCCGCAGCATTGGAAAAACGGTTCGGCCACACAGCCGCCATCCGTGCCGCGGTATAGTTGATGTTTTCCGTCAGGTTCGGAATCGTGAACCCGCCGCACTCGTGCTCGATGTTGGCGAAGAAATACGCGAGCCTGGCGCGAGTCGCGTTGATACCGGCCTTCGTGAGCAAGTCCTGCTTTGCCACAAAGGCGTCGATGACCGCCTGCGGCGCGCGCGGGAAGATCGCCCGAAGACTTTCGGTCGTCAGTTTTATCATTGCAGTTCCTCGCCGTAAGACGATTGGGGGTTGTAAAGATTTTTCGAATGGGACGCGCGGCGCCACGCGATCAGCGCTGAATCAGAACTCTTCCAGAATAACGCTCAAACTCTGCACGCCGACTGTTCCCGCCGTGAACACCATCACGTTCAGATCGAACCAGTAGGCCGTACCCGGCGTCAGTCCGGTCACTATGCCTCCGGAAGAGAAGGGGATGCCGACGCCAGCGGTCGGGACGTTTCCTAGGAGAGAATTTCCCGCCTGCGTTCCGGTAAGCGCCGCGCCATTGGCAGGGGCTGCCCCCGTGCCGTATCGAATCTGCAGCTGGATGCTGTTGGTGTTCGAAAGGTTGAAGTAGTTGCCGTAAATCGTGACGCGAACTCTGCTGCTGTACACCGGGGTCAGAGTGCACACCCCCCCGATCCCCATCATCACGCCGGCCGTGCTGGTGGTGTTGGTGGGATTGGCCGGCGTCGCCTGCAATGCGGCCGTAAGAAGCTTCAGCAACGAGAGAGATCGCCAGCGCGACGAGGTCGCATCGTACATCATGGAATGGGAGTGATTTGCCCCCAGCGTCACGTCGCCGCCAAATGCAAACCGGTTCGCCGCTGACGAAGACGCATTTTCGTTCTGCAGGACGATATTGTTCGAACCGACATTGAACCACGTGATGATACGGCCATCCGCGCCGCCCTGCAGGCCGGTTATATTGCGCGATGCGTCCGAGTTGAGGCGCAGCACCGATGCGGTCGCAAGGTTGGTCGGATTGTAGTCGTTCTGGTTGCTTGTGATCTGCGCCGGCGAGATGTCGCCCGAGTGATAAACGTCCTGCTGTGCTTCCAGCTTCGCAGCAACGCTCTGCGCACCGGACCAGATATTTGCGCCATCGAGATAGGCAACCGTATGCCCGCTGACCCCGGCAATGAACGGATGGCACAGCCGCCAGCGCGAGATGGTCGCATCGTACCAGATCAGGACGGATTGCTTTGCGCCGAGCGTAACATCGGCACCGAACGAGAAGCGATTTGCAGCAGTCGAAGTCGTCTCGTCTTTCAGCACGAGATTGTTCGAACCGACGTTGATCAGCAGCAGGATGCGGCCCGACGCGCCGCCGGTAATGCCGGTCAGGTTGCGGCTGGCGTCCGTCGTAAGACGCAGCGCGTTTGCCGTTGCAAGGCCGGTCGGCGCATAGTCGTCGGTGTTCGCCGCGATCTGCGTCGGGCTGATGACGCCGGAGAGCTTGAATTGCTGCTGGAAGTCAACGGTTGCGCCGAAAGTGCGCGTGCCCGAATAGGTGACGTTGGCATCGAGCTTGCCGATCTTGTTGGCGCCCGAAACACCGAACGTAACGCCGCTCGAGGTGAAGTGCTTGCCCGTCGTTCCGTTCGCGACAAATATTTCACCATCGACCGCAATCGCAACGTCGGATAGCATATCGCCGGCGCCGGCGCCATCCGCGCCCTTATTGCCCGCTCGAGAAAAGACAATTCCGACCGGCGCGTTGTTGTCCGGCAGCGTGCCTCCGACACCGTTCGCGACGACAATGGTTCGGTAGTTCGTCGAGTCGGTGACAGCGCCCGTGATGTCGAGCTGAAGCCATTTGGCGGCATCGCTCAGTTGGCGGAAATAGAGCGTGCCGCGCAACGTCGTGTTGGTGCTATCGTCCCAGGTATCTAGGATCGAGGATATCGTGGCTCCGTTGGCATCGACGTTGTCGATATAGAGCCTTGTGATGCTCGCGATCGTCGCATTGTCGAACTTGAATATTCCATTGCCGGGATCGGACGCCGAGGTCGCTGTGGAGAAGGTTAACCGCAGTGCTGGCGTAGCGCCCTGTATTCCCTGCGATCCCGTAAGTCCGGCGGGTCCCGGGGCGCCGGAAACGGCGATCACCCAATTGCTCCATGAATTTCCGTTCCCGGAGCCGATCGTCGTCACGTTCACGACCAAGGCCGTCCCGGAGTAGGACGTGACTTGCCCACCCATCAAGTTGACGAGAGGATTTTCAGGAGCGTAAATGTTCAAGAACGTCCCCGCCGCGAACGACTTATCGCTCTGCGTCGTGAACGACTTAGATCCAATACCCACTTCAACAGTGCTTGTGGAAGTCCCTTGCAACTTCGCAGCGGATGCCGCAGCCGTCGTTGCGCTTCCAGCGGCCGCGGCGGCCGATGTTCCGGAGGAAACCGCGGCGGCGGCGGCGGCTTGCACCGCGATAGCGGTGTCCTGCAGCGAGGGAAGAAAATTACCAACATGGCCGCCTTGGCCGAATCCATACGGATTCGTGCCGGCATTGTAGACGGCGCTATTATAGCTGACCGCAATCCGCGAGATGGCGGCAAGCTCGGTCGCGTCATACGGATAAACGCCGGCCATCAGATCACCTCTTCAAGGTCAAGCGCAGTTGCGGCGATACTGACATTCGCAAGCGCGATGGGCGGCGGGGTCTTTATTTCCGCGAGAAACGAACGCTTCTGCGCATTCACCGTGTCGGTCGGATCGGGGACCACAAACACCTGTTCCCCCTCGTCAAGCATGCTCAGATTGAACACGTCGTTCCATGCGGAGCTTTCGTCTATTGTCGGGTAGACAACGCGCAGCGTGCGCCGCTTGCCTCTATTCCACCGTGTGCGCTTGCCGCCGAGGGACTCGGTCACGTCGAACAGTTTTATGACACCCGCCGAATTATCCCCAGGCGCATAGTTGATCGGGTTGCCGCTCAGCTTCAATCGCGCCGCGCGCGCTATCATCAGGCGGCCAAAATCAAGATGCCCGTCTCTGTTGGCGGAATCGAACACTTCGACCGCCCAATATCTGGCGGTCACATCGCTCGGAAACACGAAGAACAGATAAGTCGGCACCTTCGGTCCATCGAAGATGTTCGGGATTCCGAACCAGAAACCGGGGTCTTCCCACGAAAGCCACAACGCCGTGTCCGACCAATCCATTAGCGTGCCGGCGACCGTCTGGATGCCGCTGCCGCCGACACTTACCGTGAAAGCGGCGTCGCTGAACGCGCTAATTCGAAAGCTAGCGCCCGGCGACACATTGATCGGCCCGATCGCGACCCCGCCAACCACTCTTGCTGCACCAAGATCGGCGGTTAGCCACGTCGACAGATTGAGCGCATCGGTGGTCCGCGCGACCTTCCCGATGTCCTCATCCTTGACGTTGACGAGTGGAAGCGCGGCGAGGAAGCTGCCTCCCCCGAGCACCGCGCTTTTGGCATAGTCCTGATAGAGCAGAACAAGATTCTCGCTCATACCCCTACCCCCAAAGACTGAGCAACATGATGCGCCTGGTAAAGTCTGGCGCTCGACCCGTGACGCGCATTTTCCGGCCGCCGTCGTAACCGAACCTCGGAATGTCGATCGTGACGACGTTGCCGATCTGTATTCCCGCGGCATCGTCGAGCGGCACCGGCCATCCGATCCGGTCGCGCCGAACCTTGTTGAGGTTCAGCCGCCGCAAGGCTTCTGCATCGGCATCGGCTTTATTGACGAACAGCGTATCGCCGGTCAGTTGCGAAGCGAAAAGATGTGCGGTCTTTACTGCCGTGTCTTCGACCTGCGATGGATGCGATGCAAGGCTCAGGAAATCCCGGCGCGCTGCCCCTCCTACCAGATCGGTCGGGATCGAGGGATCTCCGGCAAGATCTCCCACGGTCATCGGCCGCCAGACCTTGCCCCACGTCAGCGCAACGCTGTAGGCCGGCACGCCGTCGCCTTCGCTTGTCGGCCCCTGGAACAACTGAAACGACGCGCCGGTATTGAGACAGTCCCGCAATGTGTACGTCTTGACCGACGTGCCGAGCGCGGGATCGTCGATCCACACCGCCTGAAACATTCCGACGTCGTTCGGCAGGATGGCGGCCCCGGGGGACTTCAGTACCCCGCTCAGCGCATCCAGCGCGGTCCGCTCGTCGTTGATGTAGATGCCGACTTCCGCCGGGTTGAACGCATGCAACGCGTCGAATGTCGACGTATCGATGTCGGCACTTGGTATCCCCGTCATCAGCGCCAACATGCGCTGTGCAACGCGCGCGGCCGATCGTAGCGACGATGTCGCGCCTTCCGTCACGTCCGCACTTACGACTTTGATAGGATGCCCGCCTAAGCGGGCGATGCCCAAAGCAAGACAAGTTGCATATTGACCCGCAACCAGAGTTGCTCCGATCAGCGACGACAGATCGCCGTAGTCGCCCATCGACGTCAAGGGCACGCCGCCATCGTAAACCACGATCGCCGAAACTGCGTTGCCGCAGAACTGGTAGAGCAGATTGAATTCGTTGACGAGCAGACCTGGTACGCTTGAACTGAGATAAGTGCCGACCTGTCCCGACATGACCGCTGGCGCGCCGAAATAGGTGGGAACGATCGTCCCCTTCATATCCGGCGAGCCTTCGGCAGTCGGACCCGCGGTTGTCGTGGTCCCGAGATAACGCCGCGTGAGCAGCGGCTTGTTCAATTCCGCCAGACGATCGCGCATCTTCAGGCGGAATATCTTGCTCGCGTCAGAACTCTCGAAACCCTGCACGATCCCGCGCGAAACGAGGTTCTGAGCAGCTCCGGTAAGCCAGACCAGCGTGTAGCGGCGGCCGTCGAAGCCGTAGCCCAACCATCGGTCCAGCACGCCGTCTGTATTGGCAAGATCGGCCGCCGTCGCGCTCACTGTCGCCTTGGTGAAGACCCCGCCGTCTTGTGCTAGCGATTGTTGCAGCGAGCCTACGTCAACGATCCGGCCGTCATAGAACGTATTGGCTGGCGTGTCAGCTGGCGATGAAGAGAACGATTTGGTTGCAAGACGAAATCGTTCGACAGCGGTCCCGGTCCAGGCATCGACCTCCAGAAGAAAGACGCCCTTGCTCATCAAGTCGCCTTGATGATGGAATCGACGACGGTATCGACCGGCTTATAGGTGATCCGTATCAAACCTTGGGCGCCGAAGCCGCCGAGAAAGATCGTATTATCCGATGCGGCCCCGCCACTGCCGCCGCCGCCGTATTTCCCGCCATTCTTTCCGTTGGCAAGATTGCTGACGCGCTGCCCGCCGCCGCCGCTGCCGTAGCTACCCCACTCCGCTCCGTCCGCGGGAATGCCGCCGCTTGCAGCGCTCCCGCCAGCACCGCCGAAACCGGCATCGCCGGCCCCGCCATTAACGAGACCAAGACCGCCGTTGCCATTGGGACCGGCAGCACCGCCAGCCGACCCTCCCGACGCACCCGAACGAGCATTCCCGCCGCTATATTTTACGTCGCCAACGCCTTCCGACGCCTGCCCTCCGAACGCTACCGCATTAGGTGGATTAAGACTGATATTTCCACCCTTGGCCAAAAGGACGGCTGGAGATTGGAACCAAGTGTCGCCGCCCGGCATGTTCGGCTCGCCGCCGGCCCCAACCGAATACGGCACCCAAGAACCGGGGGTGAGGTTCAAATTGACCTTTTTGCTGTCGCCGCCACCGCCACCGCCCAGCCCCGACGTGCTGGCGTCTATTGTGGGACCGCCGCCAGCACCACCGCCGATGCCCTCGACCGAATTGTCATTCGCATTCCAGTCGGCCGGCACAAGCCATGCGCCGGGTGTCGTGCTTTCAAGAAAAACCTCTGCCATGCTGGCCTCGTTCTGTGTGATGGTGAAACCGGGTAAGCTTGGGGAGCAAATTCAGGATGGACGCCGACACGGCAACGCGCATCCACATTTCAAGCTGGATCGTTTTTCACGTCCTGCTCAAAAAGGGCGTGATCGCGTACGCCGATATTCAGGAAGCGATTGCGGAGGTCCGGGAGATCATCCCGAAAGAGATGTACAGTCAGAACATCGCCGACGCGCTCAACATCATGGAGCAGACTTATCAGCCGGGACTCTACCAGAGCCCTCTGTCTCCGCCAGACGAACCACGTCCTTAAGCACGAGCACAAAGTTTTTGACGTGCGGCCAGTCTTTCTTAGGTGGCTTTCGCTTGGTCCGCTTGCGAACATGCGTCTTCTTCATTGGCCCGATGCCTTCTTGAACTTCTCTTCGCGCAAGAGATTTTCTTCCACTTCTGCAACGCGGTCGACCTTTTCGCCGACGTGCACTGCGCCAGACAGAACCGCTCTGCTTAATTGAGCGTTGCCGCCGTTGTTTTCGTTTCTCAATTGCTCAAGTTCTTTACGTAGCGCCTTCACTTCGGCGATCAGCTCGGCGTTGCTGTTCCCGCCGCCGCCCCGGAACACAGGCGCAGCGACATTGATGGGCCGGTTGTCGTTGAATGGCATCTGCGGAGCAAACGGCGAAACCGTGATCGGCTCAGCGCCAGCACGAAGGAACGTCGGGTTGAGGTGCTCGGAGACGAGGCCGAGGCCATAGGGCGGGATGACGCCGCCCGACGCGTGAGCGGTATAAGGGATCGAACCGCTACTGCCACCCCCGCCGCCTCCGGCGTTTTCATATTGGGGTGTAACGAGCTTGGGCATCCAGTTCAACAGGACCGCGCTGTTCAGAATCATCTGCTGGAAGTTGCCGGCCTGCATAAATCCCTGCGAATTGATCGCCTGGATGATGCGATCCGTGAAGGTGTTGATCCCTGTCAGGAAGTTGTTCGAAGAGATGACCAGATTATTTCCGGCAGTCACCAGCGCGTTGTTGGTGTCCATCGCGGACTTTGCGCTATCGACCGCGGCCTTCGTGGCGCTGTTTTGGCCGCCAAAAAGGTTGGTCTGATAGTCGTTCTGCTTCGTTATGGTATCGGCAAGGTTTGCGGCGTTTAGGGTATTGAACACCACCGACGCCAGCTTGCCGGTCGGATCGATCTGATTGAAGTAGCCTTGCAAGACGGCGCCGATCGCAGAAGCGTTGCCCGCGTTCACGGCCGGAACGATTTTGGCGTCTGCAATAAAGTTTCCGGAATTCACTGCGTCTGTAGTAGCTCCCTGCGTGCCTCCCAGATAGGCGAAGTAGGCCTGAAGGTTCGCAGCGATCGCGGACGCGCTGCCGGCATTCACGGCGGGGAGAATCACATTGGTCAGCGTTCCGACCGAATTGCTGCTGGCGACGGCGACAGTAGTGCTACCAACGGCATCCTTGGTGGCGTTGACGGCATCGATCGTTCCACCCGCTGCAATGTTAATCAGCCTGAGCGTCTGGTTGCTGATATTTACCGCGGTCAACACGTCCCGCATGACTTGGGTCGCGGGATCCGTGGTGTTCTGAACTGCCGGCAAGCTGAGAAGCTGCGCCGCGACGTTGTCCTTCAATAGCTGAAACGCCTCCGAAGACGCGCTGATTGCCCGCTCGGCATCGAGCAGGTTCTGTGCGTCTTGCGTGATGCGGGCCTGGGCTCCGGGGTCGTTGGCCTGTGCCAGCGCAAGTTGCGCGTTGTAGACCGTGCCTGCAGCGGCGCGGCGCTGAGTGGGGGAGTCTGTGGAATTCGGGCCGGCGTAGAGGCCGTTGACGAACTCGACAATGCTCTTTGCCGCGGTATTTTGCGCATCGCGCAATGCCTTTGAATCATCCACCGCGGACTGCGTAAATTCGTGCACAATATCCTTGAGCGGCGAAAACTTGGCGATGAAACCTTTGAACGCATCTCCGGTAAGTTCGGCGTCATCGATGATCTTCTGCGCCTCTGCGCGGAACAGGGATGCGACCAGCGCGGGGTCACTGCCCATCGACGCCGCATCGAGCAAATCTTGCTGATGCTGCGCAATCAGCTTTGTGGCGTCGTTCAAGAATCCTTGCCCGGTCGCTGAGTTGAGCCGCTCTGTCAGTCCAGCTTCAAACTGTGTCTTGAGGCCCGCGATAGCCTTGGTGACGCCCTCGTTGATCTTTGCCGCCGCATCTCCGGACGACAACCCGAGTTGGACGAGCGCCCCCTGCAGAGCGTTCGCGGCTCCGCGGATTTGCATCATGCCGGTCTGCACCGCAGACAACGCCTGCGGTTGCTGCAGTAGCGAGAGCAGATAGGACTGCGACGCCGCCCGCGTCTTCGCCATCGTGCCCGGGATGTTCTCCCCGATCGCAACGTCGGTATCGTCGATAAATGCAAGCTGCGCATTGAGCGCCGTCTTGACGTTGTTCACGGCCTTCATGAAGGGGCTGTCGAGACCCAGTCCATCATTCAGCGCGTCGATCGTCGCCTGGAACGTTGCCTGGAAGAGCAGCTTCTGAGTGTCGGAGAACTTCTGCAGGCCCGCGCGAGCCGCATTGATCGCAGCGGTGTCGCGCGCTTTCCAAGCCTTGTCTTCAAAATCCGCCTCACGCGCGGACGCCTCTTGGATTTGTTGAGACAGGTTGCCTTGAACGCCACCACTCATCTGCTTGAGGAACGTCGAGAACGCCGGGCCGGCCTTCTCCCATTCGGCGCGGGCCTTGCGAAGCTCCTCCTGCTTTTTCTGATCTCCGGTGAACGCGCTGATGATCGCCGAGCCGGCCATCTGCGCGGCGCCGAGACCGGCCTGCGCCAGATTCCCAGTAAGCAGCCCATCGACCGCGTTGTTGAAACCGCCCTTCGCCATTTTCGCCGCTAGGCCGTCGAGGCCGGACATCAACGCGGCCATCGCGTTGCCGCCCTTCAGCGCGGCAGAGACAACCGACTCGCCGATATCGCGGAAGCCATCGCCGACGAGTTTCTGTGCGCTGATAACGCGGATCTGCGCAGCCTCGGTTGAGGCAAGCGCGCGCGGCACGTCGTTGCCGTATTTCGCGCTCAACTGCTGCGCGATCGCAACATCCTCTGACGACAAGAATTTTGTCTTGTTGGAGAAATCTATCTGCGAATTGATCTTCGCCTGTGCCAGCGCCTCCGCGGCCCCACCTGCTGCTAACTTCAGCCATATGAATGCGTTCGCTTGCTCTTGAGTGATCTTACCTCCGTTCGCCTGGACTGCGGCCGTCATCGCGGCTTCAGCGCGTAGCTCTGCGTGAGCGCGCGCGCCCAGCCCAACCGAGGCTGCATCAGCCTTTTGCGCTTCTGTATGTTTGAATAGAGAGTTGATGGCCCGATCAACCGAGTCCTTATTATCATTCGCCGGCAGTACCGTTGAACCTGGCGCGTTGACCGTTAATTTAGTCGGCGTCTTGTCGTACAACGCGGTAAGCTTTGTCAGCAGCGCGTCTACATCTTTGATGGTAGCATCACCGCTGAGACCAACGAGTTCGGCGAGGTTAGCAACCTGAAATTTTTTGAACTCGCCGCCAGTCGTTGCGAGCGACTCCATCATATCGCGCAACTTCGCTACTTGATTAATTTGATCGTTAAGTTGAGCCTTCGACTTGTCTTCGTCCGGAGTCAGCCACCTAGAAACAGATGAATTAACGCTACCAACACCATCAATGATCGTGCTCGCAAGCGTTGCCATCTTTACGAGCAGCGGCATGATGCCAGCGAGCGACGCCTTGAACTGCAAATCCCAAGTCGCTATTGCAGTTTTCCACTGCGAATCGAATTCTTTTGCCTTTGCTATTACGTCGTCGTTAATGACAAGGCCCAGGTCCGATGCCGCCTTCTTTTGCCTGTCGAGTTCTTCTGTTGCCTGGCGGAGAAATGGTATCCAGTCCTTCGAAATTCCAACGATCTTGGTCACTCCACGAGCAACCTCTGGCGAGGCATCCTGCACAAGCCCCATAATGTCGCCAAGGGCCTGCTTCGCCGTTTTCAATTCGCCATTTGCATTTTTGATTTTGAGACCGTTCGCTTCGAACAGCCTCCCGAATTCGGTTACGCCGCTGCTAGCGGCGGTGAGGTCGGTGGTGATCTTGTCTAAGCCGGAAACGAAATCTTTTTCGGTCAATCCCTTTGAGCGAGCAGCGAACAATGTCTCTTGAAAATCGCGCATCGTCATCCCGGCGCTACGGGCATTTTCTTCGATATCGACCAACAGCTTGTTCTGTTGACCAACATAGTCAAAGAAAGAGCGCAAACCGACTAACGCGCCAACGAACGCTGCGCCGACGCCAGCAATCGCCAGCGTCATCCCGGCAGCAGAGTCGATGCCCTGCTGCGCGGACGCGCTCGCCTTATCCATTCCTGCAGAAAAGCGGTCGGCACCCGACGTATCGGAATCTATGATCAATTCGGTAAAAACTTGCTGTGCCATAGATTATAGTGTCCCGAGGAGGCCTGGAACCGGCCAAGGATGGGGGAGACCTAAATTGAAGATTCTAGCCGCACTAGCGATGCTTGCGACAACCGCGCCGGCCGTAGCTGAAACTGCTGACCTTACGAAGGATGCCCAATTTCAGCGGGAGGTACGGCAACGTTTTGAGATGAACGGCAAGAACTGTCCGATACCATTAACCTACAGCTCTGTCGGAGAGGATGGTCGAGGTAAGCTCTACAAGGTCGAGTGTCTATCATCCGATGGAACGAAGGGTTGGGCGTTCCGGATTATTTCGCCTCCGAAACACCTAAGCATCATTGAGCCATGGTAACCTTTAGACCTCTTCACTCCTTCGCCTTCCCCTGCTCGGCCAGAAAAAGATCATCCAACATTTCGATGATCTCTTGCTCCCACGGCGCCAGCGAGACGAAGTGGCGACGTTGAAAAGATTCTATGTCTGGCCCTTCGATCGGGCTTAGACTAAATCCGTTAGACCCCTTCCGGCGTCTGATCTTGTTGAAGATGTTGAAGAGGTGGCGCGCCGCCATGGGGAACGGCGGACATTCGAGTTCGGCTTCGCGCTCTGCACGGCGCGCCGGATCGCGGGTACGCTTGATCATCCCTTCAAGGGTATCGCGATAGCTCACGCCATCTTTATTGGTTGCGCTTAGCGAGAAGTGTTTTTCGGCGAATTCCCTCAGCTCGTCGCGGAGGGCCGCATAAAATTTGACTCCTCCTTGAGAAATTCACTGATCTGCGTGAACAGCGCGCCCTTGCGCGGATCGAGGAGAAGCCGTCGCGCGGCCTCTGGGCTGTACTCAATCAATTCGCCGTTGAGTTTTACCGGCGTAAAGCCCTTGGTACGCTCCAGGATGGAGCCGACATTCTCATTCCGCACATCGTCCAGAGAGCGTTCTTCAGCCTTCCATTTTTTGCCGTTTACCTGCGCCTGCTCTTTTTCACGCGCTTCCTGCAGCCATTTTTTGGAAATTCGATTGGATAGGGCTACAGTTTTCGGATGGCCGGGGCCATAGAATGTCCAAATCCATGTCGTTGGTTTGCCCGCCGCGTTTTTGATTGCGAGCGTCGACTCATCTCCTGCGTCAAGTTCGCTGAGATCGAAATCTTTCACCATCTGGACGGTATCGGTATCGGAGTCCATTGATTTTTCCTTTATCGGAAGGGTTGGCGGGCGGCGCCGATACGCCGCCCGCCGTGCAGCGCGCTACTTCGTCCGGCGTATCCGGCGCCGGATTCAGAAACGATTTAGATCGCGGATTCCGGGGGAGCCTTCAGAGCGGCAATCACTTCAGCCTTGGTCGCGTTGGACGGAATGCTGATGCCCCGAGCGTTCGCCAGCTCGACAAGGGCGGTCTTGTGCATCCCATCGTATTCCTCACCGGGTGCAACTCGGGCCGGTTCGCCGACGCGACGCGTTTCGCTCACGGCTATTGCATCAAGGCCGGCCGGATTGCTCGGCCATGCGATGCGATAACCGGCACCGACCGCTTCCGTGATCGCAGTTTTGAGTTCGATCGCCGCGTCTCGCACCGCCTGTTCGTGATTTGTCATTGTCGATATCTCCTTTGTGGTTGAATTTGAATTAGCTTGCGTTGCTGACCTGGATTTTCAGCATCGTCGCGTCGAACGCGCCACCCGTTTCGTCTTTGCCGACAAGCGCGACCGGGATTTGGATGGTCTGCGTCATCCCACCGCCCTCTTTCTTGAGTCCGGAACGCGCCACGTCGCCAAGCGTAAAGTTTGGAACGTAGAAGGAGATAAAGTCTTTCGGCTCCGCCTCATTTTCGACCGCGAGGATATGCAGCGACAGCACGTCTTCATTGATGTGATTCGCGACATATGACAGATCCTTCCGGAGCATCGTCAAGTTGAGATTGATGCCCATCTGACCGGTAAAAACATCGGGCGAATATTTAATAGCGCCAGAGCCAAAGACGGACGGGGCGTTCGCGGACGTGTCGATCGTCACATCGAATGATGACAATTCAACGAGATCGGTTGTGCCCAGCCTGATCGTTGCATCCACGACAGACATAGCAGTCGCGGTGTTTTCAGTCGGCGACGTGAACAGCGGGGCACTGGCGCCGCTCAAGGTCGTGAATTGACCCGTACCCCACCAGCCGGCATCGAACATAATGATGCCATCAGTCGCCATCGACACCTTGCCGTTACCGAACACACAATCTGTGAAGACGGACGAAGCATCGATGTCCGCTTCGTATTCTTCCCACGTGTAATACCGCTTGATGATCGAGCCTGCGGCGGGATTGATCAGGACGCGACCCGGACGCGTGATGGTGAATGATGTATCCGGAGCAGCGTTCACCACAAGGGTTTCTGCGGTCGTGATGACCAACGCAGTCAGGCCGGTAATACGAATATCGCGGCCATTGTTTGCGGCGTCGGGCAGTCCGGTCGGACGAACAACATCGCCTACCCGAAGGCCCTGCAGAATCCACGATCCTGCGGCCGCGATGATCGAATTAGCGCCGGTGGTAACCGAGGTGGCCGCCGCCGAGCCGCCGAACGTAGTTGCTTGCGTTATTGCAAGATCGGCGGTGCCGTAAGTGCCTCGCATAAGCGCCTGAAATACGGTGTCATAAGCGCCAAGCGCCAACTGCCCGCCTTGCGAACCCTGCGATTTGTATGTGCCGTGTCGACCGCGAGAACGCATTCCGTCGCGGCGCACTTCGTTACTCTCGGTCGCAGCCTTGCTGAACTTTCCACCACCGCCGCCTCCAGTAGTACGGAAGATTTCTGCGCCACTGCCGGATGCCTGTGTGCCGAGCGCGCTCTGTACCTTGAACGCGCAATAACCGTTGCTGTTGCTCTGATAGACCATCGCGTTGAATCCTTATCGTGCGCAAGGTGGAAAGCGCCATGCCCAACGGCGCGCGGGTAGTCGCGGCGCGGGGCGTCACGCCGATGAATTGTGAATGATCAGGAAGCAGCCTTTAGCCGCGATGCCAGTATTCGAACTGCGTTGTTGATGTGGTTGTGAACCACTGACCGTCGTCCGATGTCACGTCACCAGCACTGATTCGCGGCTGACCTTCTCTGGTGTAACCGGAGCGGACGTAGCAACCCGGATTCACGTCGCTGTAGAAAAGCTTGTTGCGGAAGATTTCTCCAACGGCAACGGCCTTTGATAGGCCGTCGTCTGTGTCGCTGTTGATCGGCGTGAAGACGTAACCCTTGATGAAGCCGTGATAGACGATCGTCTGTTGACCTGGCGTCCCGCTGCCGGCGATGTAGGATTCGCCGTGCACGATCTCGAACATTACCCACGGGACTGGTCTATTTGTTACCGGATCACTCGGCGTCTCCGACGTTTGATCGTTGACGTACCTGACCGGAGTAATCGGCTCCCCGTCTACTTTCCAATAGTCCGCAAACCTCTGACGAATAGCCGCGCAGGCGCCCGCGTAGTCAGCCGACATTGATCTACCTTGCGGTTATCTGCAGAGCGGGCTGTCTCACAAGCCAATCACGAAGCGCTTTTTTGCTGCCGCCTCGGCGAGAGCCTGCGGCCTGCCCCGTGAGTGAGTGCGCGTAGTCCTGCACCGAACCGAAGCGCACCGGCATGAACACAAACTTGACGCTCACAGTGTTGCCGAAACGACCGCTGACAATCGGCTCTGACAACTCATAGACATGACCAGGATCAGAAAACGAAGGTTTACCCGGACCACCCTCGATCTTACGGGCATAAGGAACGGGATTCGAAATGTTGATCTGCTGGCCCAGCCTCCAACCGAGCACGTCTTTGACAACATGACCGTCAAGAAACACCAGATGGCTATCGCGGTAGAGGCCCGGATGCTCGTCGTCCTTAGAGCCGACAGGGGACTTCGATTTCAGGGTCTCAAGCGCAAAAGACACGACGGCTTGCATGTCGATGAACGTGTAGACAATCTTCACAGCTTGATCGCGTCATCCGGCAGACCATCAACGCCATCAATCTTTCGCTGCGTAAGAACGCTGTCCTTGGCCTGATCATTAAACGACGACAGACTATCGTCTTTAAGAAATGTGGTAAGGTTGCTTCTACTCTCTTCCTGAAGTCGGCGCGCTTCCCTTCGCACAGTCTTTATCAGTTCATTTCGTGCGCGATCTTTGGCGTGTGCCACGGCATAGCGAAAAGCAAATGTCGTATCCCAAGGCGCGCCCGATCCAACCTGATCGCGATACAACTTGTGATTCCAGCTGTGTGTCGTGCCGACGTCGTCCGGCTGCTCTGGATCGGGAATATATTTCGTAGTCGGCGTGCTGGACGACATAGAAAATCACCCCACCGCATGTATTTCAAGAGCAACCAGCGTCCCGCCAACCACTCGCTTCATCGGGTTCTTGATCGCGGTTTCTTTCCCTGAGACGTGTCCGCCTATAAGTGTTGGCGTCGTTCCCGCGACATCGAATCCCACAAAGCCAGTCACCAATTTGTCTGCCGTGGTGACCGGCAATATTCCTGAAAGGGAATCAACCAGTGCTATTGCAGCGACATCGCCCTGTACAATTAATCCGATCAACTCTTTCGATCCGTAATACCTCACATAAGCTCTAGTTAAAGTATCAACCCATGGACGAGACGGACCGGAGCCGGAGTAGCGGCGTATGGCGATCCATTGGCCGTTGGCGTCGATCTGCCTTCGATACATCGCCTTTGCCTGGCGCGGCGTCATCCAACGCTCCAAGCTGCAGAACGATATTTTGATAGCACTGCCTGGGAGCCTGGAGATTCTAAGATGCTGGACTCTCCCGGCACGTAATACGAGGTCGAACCGACACCTTCGACCGTTTCCGACTTGATCAGCGCATCCCGATCTTCGTACGAAACGTAGGCCGCGATTTCGTCTATCGCGGCCCGCTGAACTGTGAGCGGAAGTGTTGCTGCGGGCGCGCCAACTTCATCGCTAGGCAGGATGTATCCTGCCACATAGGTTACCGCGAGAACTGCCGCGCGCCATGCGTACCGGCTGTTGTTGGACAACCTGTACAGAGCGCCGTTTTCAATTTCGTATTCGGGTAGAACGACGCTAGTTCCATCGCTGTCGATCGATGTAATCGAAACAACTGGAGCACGCGACAAAAGCAAGCCATCAGACCTACAATCGACCTTCCTAAATGTTTCCAGATAGGTCTCGCGCCCGAACGGACGCCCGCAATAGTCGACGATTGCCTGTGATGCCTGATCAATAAATGATTCAATTTTCTCGTCGGAGAAGTCTTCCTCATCCAGATCAAGCGCATCACGGACAGCCGAAACCGTCGTAAGCCTAGTTTGAGTGGCTGGCGTTACGACGGTCAGCATGCTTTGATCGCCCCAAACGCTTCGACTACTTCTTTTCCGCGTCGGCGCGCTTGAGCGCCTTGATGATGTCGGGCTTGGTTGCCCCCGCCTTGAGCGAGACGCCGCGCTCTTCGGCCAAACGCTCCAGATCCTCGGGCTTCATCGCATCGTATTGAGGTTCGCCGAACTGGTTCGTTCGCGCGGTCTCCGGAGCGCCGGACTTTGCCCGGTTTTCCGGCGCATGCTTCACGGCCGCAACCGTGGCATTGGCCGGAGCTTCGCCTGGCCGCGCCAGCGGCTGTTCGGTCACACCCGAGTTGGGATCGACACCGCGAACCGGCGCATGACCGCCCGCCTCGCGTTGCAACTGCGTCCTCGCCATCGAAACCATGACGGCATGAACGAGGTTGCCCGAATATGCTCGGCCGGATCGCGCGATGATGTCTTTGAGTTCCTGATCCGACGCGGCGGAGAGGCGTCGATCCATGTCGTCCGTTGCGCCATCGCGCTCTCGCGTCTGGGCCACCGAGTTCTGCGGTTTCTCGTCGCTCTCGACAATGTAGGGGTCCTGAGCCTCGCCGTGAGCATCTTTCTTGGAAGCGAGCCCATCGAAGATGCGATCAGGGAATGAGAGGACTTCGCCCTCTTTGAGGGTGCGAACATTTACGCCGTCTTCCGCATAAGGGAAGCTGCGCTTAACGATTCCAGTCTTGGCCATTGCGGCACTCCGATTCTTTGGGTGTTGGGATTAGAATGGGAAGGAGAACTGCAGATCACAGCTCTCCCGCCATGGGCGATTATGCGGCCGGCGTTGCTGGCGTGGGACGCAGGTTGGCGCCGCCCAACACCCATAACGCAACGACGGGCGCCGCTCCGGTGTTGCCCGTTGGCGTGACCGTTGCCCGCACGTAACGCTTCCCTCCGGCATAGCCGAGTTTGCGGGCGGCACTGTCGTGCGCGAACGTAAACCCGGCGAGTGCCAAAGTGCCGTTGAGTTGATCGGCCGGAACCGCGACCGCGTCGGATAGGTTCGCGGCATCGCCGTGGTCGATCGTAACGGCGAAGGTGGCATCAGCATCCGCCAGTGTTCCCGTGACAATAGCGAGGCCGACACTTTCATAGCCACGGCGGTCCAAAATCGTCGAGACCATCGCAGTATTGTCAGTCTGCGCCGCCGCAACCGGCACAATCGCCGGCTTGAATTCCAAGTTGTTGATGATGTCCCGCATGGGACTGCTCCTGTTCTATTTGGGTTTAAGGGGAAAGGAATTGAAGCGCGGCAGTTGATACCGGCGCGCGTCCCATTGCGGATCAGGCCGAAACCACCTGCAGGGCGAAGGCTTCGAAGTCGACGACATCGCCACCGACCCGAGCGCGCGTGTAGAACTCCACGAACGGCTTCGACGAATAGGGATCGCGCAGCACGCGGATGCCGAGGCGATCCACGACCGTGTAACCTGCCCCGAAGTCGCCGAAGGCAACCGGCAGCGCGCCAGCGGCAACGGCGGGCAGATCGTCCGCGCGACGGATGGAATACCCGAGCAACATCTGCGGCTGACCGGCAGTGAGGCCGGGGCGCCAGATGTATTGATTCTGGGTATCCTTGAACAGCATCACGGACGCCACCGAGCCGCGCTTCATCAGCCAGTTGGCGTTCGCCAGGTACTTGTCCTTGATGGCGAACGACAGCCGGATCAGACCGTCCGGCGTCAGCAGGTTGGCATCGCCCGACGCAACCTGCGCAATCGTGCCGCGAACCCCAGCCGACCCCGGCGCATAGGTGAGGATGCCGCGCGGTTGCTTGATGCCGGAGCCGGAAATGAAGGCAAGCGCCCGCATCCGCGCGAACTTCTCCGCGACCTTGCGGCCAAGCCACGCTTCGATGTCGATGCCGGCATCTTCGATGAGCTGCTGCGTCGCCTTCGGCTTCGCATAGATTTCGAAGACCGGAATGCGCTGCACGCCAACCTGCGGCGTAGAGGTTTCCGGACGGGCCTCCGTCTCACCGACCCAGCCGGCGCCGGCCTCGTCGGTATCGACCGGGATTTCCAGCGCATCGCTAGACACCGTCTCATGCGTGGCGAGTTCGTCGATCGGCGAGGTTTCGTAGACCTTGGTGATGATGCGATTGGATATCGCAGTCGGCACGAGAAGACCACCGTCCGGATCGGAGCCGACGCTCATTGCCTTGTACTCGGTATCCCCCATCTCGCGCATGTCCCGGCGCAATGACATCGGGAACGCCTGCTTGTACGCCTTGTACTCGTCGAGATTGACGCTCTCGGGTGTGAGCATGGTCGTCGCCTTCAACTCGCCGCGGCGCGACATTGACACCCGTTTGAACGACAACGCTTCGTTCATCAGGACTGCGGCGCCATCGTTGCCGCTAGGAGCGCCGGGCCGATTGAACTTTTTCTCCAGTTCGTCGATGCGATCCTGCGCCGCCTTGAGCGCCTTCTCCTGGATGTCCTTGACTTGCTTCTCGATCGCGTCGTGCTTGGCAAGCACACCTTCGGACAACACCTTCAGGTCGGACTTGATCTGCGTATTCTCCGCAGCATCCTTGCCCGCCTTCTCGGCGAGTTCGCGGACCGACTTCAGGTCCTTCTCCATGGAATCCTTCAGTCCTTTGACGTTCTCGCCAAACGACTTCACTTCACGCTGGACATCGTCCAGCACGTCTTTTAGTTCGGGCATTGGGATAGCTCCGCTATGAGGTTGGGACGATCAGGCGCCGTGCCGCGCGTAGCGACTCCAGCAGCCCACTCACGTTTTGATCGTCGCCAGCCTCACGCCGTGCGATCTTCGCCAGACGGCCAACGAAATCATTAGCCGTTTTCTTCGACCATGCCGAACCTCCTGCCTTACGCAGGAGATCAACACAGTCAGAAAGGTTCATCAATTCATCAATCTCGGCCGCTTTTACGTTGCCGACACGAGCCTTGTCGTTTGCCGGGAATGTAACGATGCTTAATTCCCAAAGATCGATTGCCGTCAGCGTGCGCCGCGGCTCGCCCGGCTTCGTGCCGGAAACAGATTCCTTGACCTCGAAGCCGATAGACAGCCCATCCAGCGATCCGGCCTTCAGGCCTTCATAGATGTACTGGCCGCGCTCGGTTTGCATGGCGAACAGTTGGCCCTCGACCTTGAGACCCTTGCTGTTCTCCTCCATCTTGATCCACTTGCCGACAGGCAACATGTCGTCAGCGCCGCCGCCGAACATACCGCCGCCATGCTGCAGCAGCATGGGCGGCCACTTGCCCTTGCCTTCCCAATCGCGCAGCGTGTCCTTGAAGGCGCCCTTCTCGATCACGTCGCCGTATGAATCGATGTTGCCGAACACGGCACCATATCCAGCGAACGTCCCTTCGGGCGCGCCGGCAGAGAACTTGATCTCGAAAGGAAGCCTGATCTCGGGCATAGCTTATGCCACCTTTTCGATTGCATCGCTTGGAACAAGTCCGACGCCAACCATGATGGGCGGGTGTGCCGTCCCGAGGATGCGGACATGAATTGCCGCTCCAGCGGCAAGCGCCACCAACTCTTCCGGTGATGGGAACCACGCCGTCACCATTACGGGCGTAGACGGACCATTGACGGCGCAATTGATCACTTCGTCCCGTCGAGGCAGGCCGAGATAGCCTTGGCTCTTGCCGATCGTGCGTGTGGCGCCTTCAATGCGTCCGATTTCCATTTCACGCTCCAGTATTTGCGGGAGGCGGCGCTGAGGGCAATCCGTCCTTACCGACGACAACGTAGTTCGCCGGCATACGCGGACGATCAAGGCCTTCGACATACGGCATGTCTTCAAAAGCCCGAGGCTCTTCCGGAAGCATCCACCCGGCATCAACACCAGATTTGTAGGATTCGAACCTCGTCTTCATGTCACCGCGAACGAGTTCGCTATCAACGAACCCTGTATACAATCCATCACCACGCTCTTCTTTCGTCAGCAGCCACTTGTCGGCACTGCTCTCCAGGCGCCGATGCCACGGACGCGTGTGCCAGGTGTTGTGAGCAATAAACATCTGCTCGGCAGATGCGTAAGTTGCGCCCTTATCGCCCGTATACCCGACCATGATCGGCAGAATGCCGAAGCCGCGGCAGATCTCTTCGATCTGGAAACCTCGGGTCTGGATGTGTTGAGCATCCACACCGGTCATCTGTTGCGACTGCCACTTTGCGGAGCGATCAAGGATCAGCGCTTTGCCGGCATTTTCGCGGCCGCTGTAGTAAGCATCCACCCATTTACGCCAGCGAAGATATTGTGTGTCGTCAAGGTTTCCTTCGACGGCCAGCACACCACTTGGACGCACCGCTTTATCGTGAAGTCTCGCGTGACTTTCCTCTGTGGCTAATGCGAGCCCGAGTGCTTCACGAGCGAGATCGATGACCTCCAGCCCCATCCAGGAATTCCAAGACATGCCCCGGATATGCCAGATCACCGAGGATGGAAACGTTTCGGATGAACCGTCAGGCCCGCACACTTTATAAGTCAATTTCCAGTTACGATCCCGGCTGACAGTGACGTTGCCGGGCTCAAATGGAATCATCTCGACAATTCGTCCGCGGACTCGATTGAGGAAGACGTAAGCGTTCCGACAGAACGCTAAGTGCAACCCTATCGTCTCGCGAAACTCGAAACTAGTCTGCCATTCGTTAGGACCCGTCGACATCAGGTCCCACAGGTCATGATCGCGGCGCTCCACGCGCTCCACGCGACCCTTAACGGTCGTTCTCTGATATAGCTTCCAAGGAATGGAACAGATGCCCTCCGCCGTAATCTGCCCGCACCGTAGCGCTGTCGTTACCTCAAGAGCGCGCTTGTATGTGATCGGGATTCCAGACTTGGTCGTTCGCGATCCGAACAGATCAAGCCAGATATCGGGCGGTCCATACGTTGTGGCGTCCGCGCCAGACTTACGCTCCAGCCCGTCCGCAAGCGATCCAAAAATTCCTCGCATCAGGATCGCCTTGCCATGAGCCACGCAGCGCCGACAAGCATGGCGCCGGCAACGATAAATCCGGACGGTTCATAGATAAGCCACGCGCCATACGCGATCAGACCCACACCAAGTAGACCGACACCGTCGCGAAACAAAACCGGCATCGCGCGGCGGACACGCTCCAGCCTCATCCAACGTGCCGCAGTCTCTCGACAGCGTCGGGCGCATCCCAGAAAGAATTACCCTTCGCGGCCGGATTGAGCGACATTTCAGCAACCGCATCAAAACATGCCATCAGCGGATCGACCTTTCCGTAGCCGGATGCATCGCGCGCAATCCGCATTCCCGTTCCTGTCGCTTGCACGATCGCGTTGCCGGCGCACCACGCCATCATGCGACGGCCGCCGTGCTTGAAACTGTTGTCCGCGAGTTTTCGCTCTACCGTTTTGATCGCGCCCATCAGCGCGACACCTTGGCGCACGCCGACCAGCAATTCGTTTTCCTGCGTCACGCCGATCTTGGCTAGTTCGTCAACGATCGAGCCAAGGCCTGCGGGGTCGCAGCCGACTTTCGCAAGTTTACCGGAGTCGAGGCATTGCTTCACGATGTCGACGACCGCAGTCACGTCGTCCGGTAAGCGCTCAACGAGCGTCAGATCCCCGTCGTTGATGAAATCCTGATAGACCGCCTGGTTAGCTTGTCGTCTTTCCCAGCCTTCGGGCGAAATAAATGCGTGCGCCCAACTAAGCCAGACACCCGTTCCCTTTTCACGACCTACGACAAAAACGCCAAGCAGATCATCGAGGCCGCCACCGTCGATGCCGTTCGTCAGCACCTCTGAGCGCCTTAGAACCTCGTTAAATGTTAGTCCTCTTTCCGCACCACGCGGCCATAATGCTGCGCCCGCCCAACCATCCGTTCGAAGGCCAATGCCGATTTCAACATTGAAATGCTGAGATGCATACAGCGCTAGCGCTACTGGCCCCTTTGCTTTCGCCTTAATGAGTTCGTCGGTAAGGAATGATGGATCGACCGAACGGTCGTAGTTCGGATTTACGAGCGGCCAAAGCTCTTGATTTTCCCAACCGTTATCTTTTGCGAGCCGAACCGGCAGCTCGTAGCCAAACATCAACAGCGGGAGGATAAGCTTGCCGTCGCGGACATCGCGCGCAATTCCAAGCTCTTCCTTAAACACTCCGGACGGAGTCTCCTTCGATTGCGTCGTGATCTGGATTAAGAAGCCGTCAGGTCTAGACGCAAGCGAGCCGCGGATTTCAAGAAAGACCTGTGCGGCGCGAACCTTCGCGGCGAACACGTGGGTTTCATCGATTAGGATGAAGGTCGCAAGCGACCCGGTGATGACATCCTTATCGGCGGATTTTATAAGGATCACCGCCAACGTTTTGCGGTGAGTGATTGTCCGGTTGTGCGGCTGCGCGTGAAAGAGTTTCGTTAGAGCAGGATCAAGCTGGATGATCTTGTGCGCATGACCGAAGGCCCGTTCGGCAATCTTGATGGTTGGCGCGATCAACAATAGCTCGGCGGCCGGCCGGTGGTTCATGATGGCCGCGACAACCATAATCGCAGCGGCTAGCGTGCTCTTGCCGTTCTTCTTCGGGATGAGTAGGAAAAACTCTCGGATCATCCGACGCTTGATCGATGCGTCGTAAGAACCGAATATCACCCGAACCAGGTCAAAGACCCAGTCGTCGCAAATCTCCCCGTAAGTGGGGAACCCTTCAATGTCCGGACACTTGAGCCGCTTGAAGATGCGGAGCGCCCGTTCGGCCTCGTCCTCGAATAGCGCCGCCCGGATGTTATCCGGAATGAGCGAGACGCCGTTAACGATCCGATCTTCCCAATCAACGCATTTTGTTGACCAGTCCCTAACGACCATGCCCATCAGTTAAACTGCCGGCCCGCCGGCACCGCGAGATCGTCCCCCCATTCGTTGTCGCCGCCAGCAGCCACGCCGGATGCGGCGTCGTTCTGCTCATCCTTCTTGCCCGGCGCCGCGTCGTTCAGTTTCGCGAGCGCGGTCGCAAGATAGTTCGCAGTCTTTGACCGCGTCTCATGATCCAAGACCTTGAGCAGCTTTGCCCGAGCGGACGAATCCTTTTCACCATTCACGTAGTCCAGAACCATATCGGCGATGGTCTGATGGTTCCGGTTCAAGAACTCCAGTTCGTCCATCAGGTCCAGGATGATGTTGCGACCGCGGGCCGTCAGCACCTTGACCGGCGTAGAGGCTATTGCCTTAGCGGTGGCCTCGGGCGACCCGTTTTGTTCCGGTTCGCGACTTGGTTTGCACTCAGGTTCGCGGGGCGACTGGTTCGCATCGGGACGGGTCCAGCCGCGCTTCTTTGCCTCTTTTCGAACAGCCGTATCGGAAACGCCGAAATTCTTCGCTAAGGCCCGAATTGAAACGAGTTCTTTGCAGTAGACCTCACCTATACGAACCCAGTCCGTAGAATTTCCTTCTCTTGTTCGCACTAGTTCGCACCTAACCAAAATCCCCCTAGGAGGAAAAATTCTCTGCGTGACTACCCATGCGGTTCCTGCTCCCTAAAGGCTGTAGAGATTCGGCCCCCCCTACCCCCTCTAAGCACGAGCGGCCCGCGATCGGTTCCCCTTCAGGGTATTGTGCGATGTGCACAAACACATTCCGTTTTCGATATCGAGGAGCGCGCCACCGTCAGCCCGCTCGACGATGTGATCCGCTATCATCCTGTCGCCGCGCGCAAACGATGCGTGACACCGAGGCTCCCTACCACCATCCGTCCACTCACACCGCCAACCCGCCCGCTTGCACACCGCAGTACGCCAAGCCCTATGCCCTGGCGTTAGTAGTTCGGCGTCGGCTTGCTTTGGCCTGGGCCGCGATGTTCGTGTGTCGTGAACTGCGAGTCGGGGCGACCTTGTCTTGAGACTCATCGGGTCCGCCCTTTTGCATCCCCGTCGAGAACCGCGCAATGAAATCACGGCGGGCGGATGTTGGAATTACGAACGTGCGCGCAAGCTACCGTTTTGCGTGGTGAGGGCGTCCACCTCAGGACGATACTCGTGCACGGTGTAAGGGTCTTCGCCTGGGCCATGCAGCGGTGCGAACGGACGCTCGTCACCCCATCGCAGCCATTCTCCGATTTCGTGGTTCTCGACGCGACGACATTGCTCGAATATCCACCGCTTCCAAGTCTTCTCGTTGTAGGTCGCGGTGGGGACCGGATGCATATGCGAGAGTGGCATCGGACGGCCAGGATTGTAGGCATCCACGCACTTCATGTCCGTGATCCTGAGACGGAGTGCGCCATCCTCGTTGACTATATCGAATGCCCAACCCGGCTTATATTCGACCTCATCGACCAGCCTGCGCAGAACGTCAAAGGTGTCCTTCGCCACGTTCATGCCCCACCGTATGCTGGAGCCACATATTCCGCTGGCGCCGTATCTTCCGGGTCCGCACATCGCATCGTCAGGTCATCACCTGTGATTGGTTCCACTAACTTGCGCCACGCCTGCAGGTCTCGTCGACACTGCTCAACTGGCGATATGCCGAACAACCCATCACGACGCCGCAATATCCGCGCCCTCCCACCGTCTCGTGGTGATGGTGTGGGGAATGCGAGAACGGTTGCGGTCACCGACGCCGCCTCGTATCGCCGCCCATGGCTTGATCCCATACCGCAATCACCAGCAGCCCGACGATGGCGAGACCGATGAAATACGCGGCGGTCGCTTCCATGATCGGGTTGACCTGTGGTGTGCTGGGCTTGCGGAAGGGGATGATTTGCGCGGACATGCAACCACCGTGGTTCTGACCTGTTTTCAAAATACGAGCGAAGCTTGAAACGGGCCACTCCTGCAAAGCTACTTCGCGCGATTGGTTGCAGGGACGGGATTTGAACCCGTGACCTCCACGTTATGAGCGTGGCGAGCTACCGGACTGCTCTACCCTACGTTAACGAAATTGACGCTCTGCTTGGTTTATGTTTCTGGTGCGCCTGCTTGGTCGCTTGTTCTTCCGGCTTTGGCGCTTAGCAAATCCACCGATGTGCGAGCGGGAAACGCTCCATTTTTCATACCAAAGCCGCTCTGCTTCCGGGTCTAGTTCAAGGTCTCTAACCGCACGCTTGGCAGCCTCAAACTGCCAACCCGTAGTCACTCGTTCCCCGCTGCATTTTAGCGTCATCGCGAACAGGGCGCGTTGCATCTTGCGCAGCGCACCGCCTGTGGTGATCTTCGTCAGAATCCAATGCGCAATGAAGTGTTCGCGGTATGTGAGCTGAGCAAGGTTATCCGGTGAATCGTCCCCGCCAATTGACCGTGGAACGATGTGGTGAATTTCCGTGTAGCATGATGGAATTTTTCGGAACCTTGCGCGCTCAATGAGCGCCGAATACCAACGCTGGTATTTAGTGCTCAACGCGCATTTCCCCGTCGTGCTCAGACCATTTTTTCTGAGCCATCTGCCACCAAACGCGGGAAGGCGGTTAACATTCCGTACCACATCGCGCCATAAGCGCCCGCAAGATACATTGTTGACCGTGCTTTCATATTCGTATGAATACGGTACCGTATTTCTACGGTGACGCGCGGTGGCGCTTCTTGATCCGCTTGCCCGGTCGCGGGCGGCGTCTCCTCACTCTTTCGCGCCTCTCACTAGTCGGATCAGTCTGGATGCAATCATGGTCGCCGGTGAAATCGCCAACGATCAAACGTGCCATTTCCACGTCTGAGACGCGTTTCGCCATGACATCGTCTGCCTTTGTTACGTAAGACAGCACACCTTCAACGCCAGCAATGTTGCTGACGGCACCCCACCCTTTTGGCTCTGTTCTGAAGAACACATAGCCAGGCATCAGCACGGTTTCGCGGCAACTTACCTTGCCGTCGGATATCCATGTCCTCGCGTAGGTCGGCAGTATCGCGCCATGGTTTAGCTTCTCAATCTCAGACCGAACCAGATGCTCGCGACCTGGAGTCGCCCGACACGCCGCCCAATACTGATCAGCCATGAGCCTTGATCCCTTCTTCGGTCATTAGGAGTCGAACGAGTTCGACGGCGTTCTTCACGCCTTTCTTGCGATAGACCTCGACACGGTGCGAATCGACTGTGCGCTTGCTTATGCCCAATCGCCTCGATATCTCTTTGCTGGATAGCCCGGTCACCACGAGGTCGCAGACGATCTTCTGCTTCAGCGTCAGACCTGGTTTTTCTGCGACCGCAGTCATTCGGTATACCCCGGGGTTTCCATTCGAAACCAATGCTCGCCAGGATACCCCGCCTTATGTTTCTCACGATAGGTCGGCGGTAGAGTCCTGCGGAATTTCCGCAACGCTTCACTTTCAACGCCCACCTCATCATACCAACGAATTTCTGTTTCCTGATCCACTTCCGGTATCCCTTACATTGTCCCTGTGATGCGATTTTACTTTGGCCGGATACGCGGGCCGTGGATTTTTACTTTTCAATGATTCGAAGGCCAACAGCTTCGAATGCTGCAGAGACATGCTCGGGTGACGAGTGATCTGTAAACTTCGCCAGTGCATCTTCAATCTTTTCGGAATACGTTTTTGGCTTCACGAATGCGATGCCATGCAGCTCGGCGAGCGCCGTCACAAATGATTCCGCAAAACCTTCCGGCGGGCGGGTGTTCATAACAAAACACGCTTGGCTGACTCTTGAAATCGCTTCGTCTCTCGTCATTTCTTCTCTCCCGCGACTCGCTGATATCGTCCCGCAAGGTTCAACTCCACTTCACCAACCTTGCACCATCCGCTATCCGGAGCCTTGATGCACTCCACCGTGATATCGTTGCATTCTCCGACCTCAATAACGCGCTGGATATCGGTCCCATCGCGCGTCACCAAATCACCAACCTTGAATTCATCGCTCATATTCAACCCCAGCTTTAGTTAGCTCCGCTTCGATATCAGCAACACGCTTGCGTGCGGCTGGCAGCGCCAGCGACATGATCGCATCGATTGCGGTTTTGTCATCAAGGTGGATGCTTTGAGGGAGAAGCATGTCGCGACTCCCCTTTTCAATCTCCCATTCGGTCGGAATATAGATTCCGATGTAGCTTGCCTTACACTCGATTTGAATGAAGCGCTTTAACGTGTGGTGCTCGCGAAGCATCCACTCGTATTTCCTGATATCTTCGATCTTCATTTTCCATCTCTCCCCTGTGATGTAATACGGGCGGGTGTGTGGGTATCCGATTTTACGGCGCGACCTGATATCCCGCCGCGTTACGATGTCCGCCGCCGCCGAACTTCTTGGCGACCTCGGAAACGTCAACGCGCGAATCCTCCGAACGCAGTGAGTACTGGATCATCCCATCGCCGCGCCGAAACCAGCAAGCCGCGAATGGAGCTTCCGGACATTTTTGTAGCAGGGCATGCGCTGTATCGCTTGCATAGTGATATGGGACGTTGACAACCGGAACCGTCATGTTGTCGATCACGTCGAGATATCTGTCCGCCACGAATTTCTCTATGTTGGCGTTGTGCGCTCGCAGGATGCCTTTGCCTTCCTCTATCAAGCCGTCCGGGTTGCTCGCAATCTGGTCCCACACTTCAAACGTCATAGGGTACGTTCGGAGTGCAGCCGAAAACTGCTTGGTGGTGTCGCCGTATTGGAAACGCCAAAGATCACGATCGCCGATAAGGTCGATCATTAAGGGCCGTGGTTTTCTATCGAAGAAATAATCCCACGCGATTTGCGCGCCTGACCGCTCCATATCGAACACGGCGCGGACAGGCCATTGCATCGCACCTTCCCACTTGCTGCGCCACACATACGGGTCGTAACCACCTTCCGGTTTTTCAATCCCAGTGAGATCGGATGCGGCCGTCTTGTGGTGATCCAAAATCAGAAGCGTCATCGCTTGATTGACGTCGCCCGACCGAATCATATCGTCAATGACGGGGCGCTTGTAACTGAAATCGACCATCAGCACATTCTTGCCAGCGACGTTCGGCGGCTCTTTGCCGTACACGCCGGCAAAGAACTCAACGTCGTCGCCGAACGCCTTGTGAACAACCCACGCCGCTCCGAATCCGTCGTCGCAACTGCCGTGGTAGATGCAAAGATCAGGTTTCCACGATTCCATTTTCTCTCTCCCTCTATTGCGAGCTAGGCCGAATAGGACGAGCGCTATCCGACGATTCGATGTAGAACACACCTGAATATCGCCGCCACTCAGCACGTCCGGATTCGTGTTCCCAAAATTCCTCGACGCGGGTCCGAAACCAACCGCAAACAACACGCTTTCGGCCTGTTGAGCGCCAGCCGCGAATTCCATAATCAGCCGGAGCGTCTGGCATCACGCAGCCTCATCTGATGTTGGAAGATAGTTGACCGGTATCGGAAGACGACGCATCGCTTCCGCAAGATTTGGTTGCTGGTGACCCTCGGCCAGCCTTGCACAAACTTCGATTGCGCGCCGCTCAGCCTGCCGTTCGACACCGCGAATATACAATTGCAGCGCCTGCTCTTGTTTGGTGACGGCGTTTATTGGAACGAGCGGCGCAGCGATTTCCGCCGCTTCTTCCATGCCGATATCGTATCCGGGTACTTTCGTCATGCTGCATCCTCCTCTGATCGGACGGGAATACGTTCTCCGGTTGCTTCGTCGTAGCCTGGCGGGACGCGAGTCGGGCGCCACCAGCCGCGGCGGATACCTTCCTCATGCCGGCTGTCCGTGACCGGCGAGCCGCGCCCCGTGGTCTCGCGAAGATGTCGATCCCAGCAAGCCCATTCCAGCGTGCCCTCGACGATGAATTCTCCAGGCGGCACGATTTGAAAGCTGACCGGAGCAAGCTTAGAATGTGCTTCACGCACGGCGGCATCGCAGTATCCCAACGACGCCATATCGGCTTTGCGCTTCAGAATTGGTGTCACGATGGTTGAAATAGTGCCCATCGCTATACCGTCGAGAAGCCAGATTTTGATAGGTCTCAGGTCCGGTGGCGAGCGGTTGAGATTGATACAAAGCGCTGTAAACAGGGCACTTAATGCTTTTTCGTTCTTCAAACCAATTTCATCAAGCGCGCGGGCGTCTGCTGTGCTCTGCTCTGAATCTGATCTGCTCTGCTGTGGGGCCGTTTCAGTAACTGTTTCTGAAACACTAGATGAAACGTTTCCTGAAACGTTACACGGAGCGTTTCGTTGCTTCTCACGATGACGTTTCACCCGGTCTGTTGATGAGTCGGACTTGAACTGACGCTTTGTCCAGTTGTGGGGAACGAAAACATCACCATCGTGGTCGATCAACTTCGCTTTTACGAGTTTGGTGATGTACTCGGCGGCCTTGGCCTCGGTCACACGGAGACAGAGCGCGACGTCATCGATCGCCGGCAACACTCCGTCATTCTTGGATGCGACGCATAGCAGCGCCAACCATTGCCAGCGCAACGCCTCCGGGAGCTTCAAGAGCTTCGGATGGTCTATGCAGTCCTCGTTTATTCGGAGCCAACGGCTCATTCAGATCTTCCCAGCCTTTAGCGCGTCACGGAGGGGTTGGATTGAGATGGGTTTCATCGCTAGGCGTCCAGCATAATATGGACGTGGCGCGGCCTAGACGCGCACGGGACGCGTTCTGCGCAACCGTTTAGCGATTTGTCTCCCGCGCGTCTGATCGTCCAGCCGGCTTGTGTGCCACACGGAAATTTTTCTTCCGCGAAAGCTACGGCTTGCGCGTCTGTGAAATCTTCTGGCGCACAGACTTGGCAGTCGAATACGCCGAGTTTCGTCATTTCTACGGACATTCCACCCTCTCAGTCGCTATGGCTTGGGTTGCTGCGGATTTTGCGGCGATGAAATATCGGAGCGCTTCTATTATTAAAGCGTTGCCTCCGATAATCTTATTGTCGCGCGCGCAGATAACGATCGTTCCAAGGTTTCTGGCGTCAAGGTCGTCCGCCAATCTTTTTGCCATGTCGATTTTTAGCGCCAGTCGTTTTGCTGCGGTCATTCTGCGGCCTCATATGCTTGAGCGTCCGCAATTTCTGACACCATCTGAATCCGTGTGCCGAGCCATCGCATCACATTTACGGCCATACTATTCCCGAGCGCCTTGTAGCGCGGGCCGTCAGGCGCGCCGTTCTTTCCGCGCCATGGGATGTTGGTGTAGCCAGGCTTGAAGCCCTGCAATTTTTCGCACTCATCAGGAATCAACCGGCGCACAGCCCATGTCTGGGCTACGTAGCTCCGGCTAGAGCCGCCTGACGCGGCGCGGATGTTGGCAGTGTCGTGCGGCCCCTCGAATTGCGAACCGCCTTCACGGCCGCGCATATCGAATGCTACGGCTAGACCATCACATTTTCCAACGTCAATTGACGGGGTGACGACGCCAGGCGCCATGCTTTGCGTTGCCGATGCCTTACTCTGGAAGGCGAGATAGGTCTGCTGCTTCATTCCCGGCTCTGCGGCGAGAGCCCCGGCTACGTCCATCTCTCTTAATTCGTCGCGCTGATTTTGTGCGAACGCGATGGCTGGAATATGCGAACTCGCGATTGTCGGCGAAGGGTCGCCGTCCTTCCCAATGCCGGTGCCGGGAGCGCCGCCGCTCGAACCGTCGGCGCGATTATTTGTCATGCGGTCACCGCGTGAGGCTTGTCGCATATCAATAGGAATGAGCGGCGTACCACGCCCCGTTCCATCTTCCGATGTGTCGAAGCCTTCGGCGCGGAGTGAGTGCGCGACCACGTTTTCAGGCATCCCGCCAGGATCAGCCCTTAAGCCGGCGATTCCTTCAGTCCACCATCCCTGTCCTGTTTCGCGATAGCCTGTAGCGCCGTTGCCAGTTGCGCCGGCAAATCCTTGCCCCGCTTCGCGGCGCGGCGGAGTATTCCCTTGCAGGCTTTCGCGCTCAAATAATACTGCCGCGGCACGTCGCCAGTCTCTAAGATTTCCGACAACGAACACACGCCTTCGTCTTTGAGGGACAGCCCGTCCAAACCCGTCCACTCGCACATATTGCGCATCGAGAACCCGGTAACTCCACCCATACCCGAGTTGCCCCAGTCCCCCGAGGAAGGCTCCAAAATCCCGTCCTCCGTCACTCGACAGGACGCCGGGGACATTCTCCCAGAGAATCCACTCGGGGCGATAGCGGTCAGCGATCGCAAGGTAGGTGAGGCAGAGGTTTCCGCGAGGGTCAGCCAGGCCTTGACGTAATCCTGCGACCGAGAACGACTGGCAGGGGGTGCCTCCAACGAGAACATCGAGTGTTGCATCCGGCCAATCCTTGAATTTCGTGATGTCGCCGAAATTCGGAACACCGTTGGTTGATAGCGGCTGGCCTGGCATGTTGCTGCCGTAGTGATGAGCCAAAACGGCGCTGGGGAATTTCTCGATCTCGGCGAACGCAACCGGCGACCAGCCGATCGGATGCCATGCAACCGTCGCCGCTTCGATTCCCGAGCAAACGCTGAGATACCTCAAGCCGCCCTCCCCACTTCAAGGGAGACAGAAATACATGCAGGCGTGTTTCTTGATTCTATCTTGTCGAGTCCGCGCCAGAATTCAGGCCAGTGAAAATCGCGCGGACCTTCCGACTCGTGTTTCGTCACCTTCACGAGTCCGCATTTTTTGCAGACGCGTTCCGTCTTATGCGCAAGCGGAAACGGTACTCGCGCGCCCCAGCTATGGCGGGGAGAGGTGGTCATGCGGCTGTGCTTTTCGTCCGGCACCGCATGGTGCGCGCCCGATAGTGTTGAGATGGGTCCGGTTACGTCAGCCATTCATCTGCCTTTGTGAACTCGCCTGCCATCCGCGCCACGCCAATACAAACCAGAACCAGCCTCACGTCGCCTCGCCTGCCGAAACACGACTTGCCAGATCCCGCCTGAACGCAGCTTGCCTTGCCAGCCATTCCAAACCCGAACTCAACATGCCTCACCTCGCCCGACCGCACCTCACCTTGCCTGCCTCGCCCAAAAAGCATCCGTAACTCGCGCAACCATTCCTTGCCGTTACCAGCAGCAACGCGACTTGCCATGCCTGCCCAGCCTAAACTTGCCAATACACACCACAACACAACTCGCCATGCCGACCGCGCCTCACTCTGTTGAGGCTACGGCATTTCCCAACCAAGCCCGGCCTTGCCTGCCTTGTACGAACTAACTGACGGCCTTTAACGCCTTGGGTGGGTTTCTCTCGATCTCCTCAATCTTCTTGAACAAATCGGAAAAGTCTTTGAGGTCTTGGTATCGTTGCCGCCACGCGGTAAGTTCTCGCCACGCGCGCTGAAGTATTAAAGTGCGCGTAGCCGTCTTACTCATCGCGTCGGATAGCTCACGATAGTGCGGTGCCCCTGGTTCCGGAATATGCACAAAGGCACGCAAGCGCGTTGCCGGCTTATCAGTGTGAGTGTAGATCGCCACTACCGACCGGATAAGTCCGCGCGCCTGAGTAAGGCGAAAGGCTTCCGCCGCCCCGCTATCGTTCCATTCGAAAAATGAATGAAGAGGCGACCTCTTGCTTCGCGCGTCGTCCACAACATCCTTCGGAGTTAGCTCGCCCTTAAACTTCTTTCGAAGTTCTTCAAGTCGGCTCCCTACATCTTTTGCCTGGAGAACAGCGCCCGGCTGAAACCGGCTGTTCTCCGCAAATTCGTAACCAGCGATTTTCATTATGCGACTCTCCTGAGTTTCGATTTGGGTTTGTTGAGGGCTTTCATCTCCACTTCGGTAGCGACGTGGAAAAGCCCATATTGACCGTCGCGCTCCGGGCGCCACTCACCGACACCAACGGCGAAGCCGGCGGTGTTAAGCAGATTCAGAATTTGCGCGGGAGAGAGTACGTTGGCGTTGAACCGCACAACGATCTTGGTGTGCCACGACGGGTATTCGGCGCGGTAGCGGAGGTCCGCCGTCCCCATGCCGACGCGAACCATGTCCTCGCGGATTTGTGGGTTGTCACCCTCGATCCGAACAAGATTCGTTCGTGACATAGCGCCGACAAACGCGCCGCGGATATCAACATCCTCCCCGACGATGTGGAATGCTTGGCGCGCGGCAATCTTTGTCAGCCCCGCAACGGACGTTCCGGCCGTGACAGCAGCATTCTTGAACGCCACACTCGGGAAGCCGTGCCCGCCGTCCGCCAGCCTGTACATTGACGCTTGAAAATCAGCTTCCGGCTCTTTCGCCTCTTTGGCGCCGGTTGCCTCTTTCATCTGCTTGCCGAGCATTTCCTTTTTCGCCTTCATCGACCACGCGTGGACGATCAGCGGGCTATCGCCGATCAGCGTCACTTCCATCGTTTGCAGATCGAGCTTGGGAAGCTCAATCGCGACGTTCTCTTTCTTTGCAGGTGCCTTAGCCATTTGGTTTCAGTCTCCATGAGCGCCCGGCGCTAGCAGGCCCCGAGCACAAGGGTTCGTTTTCACGAAACCGAGCGCCCATGAAGGTCTCGATTTTCGTGCTCTTAACCACGCTGCTAGACGTGGATTCAAAATCCAAAGGCCGTGTCACGCCACCACCTCCCGCTTCAACCGCAACAGCCGCCGTCCCTGCGCGATCAGGTTGCGTGCTGCATCCTCATCAACTTCAAGCATTTCACATACGCAGCTAAGCTCGGCATCTCGCCCGGCCGCGTCCGCGAATTTCGCAGCCAGAGCAGCCTTGATGTCGCGCATGTTGGATTCGGTGGCGGGTTTAAGGCTCATGTTTCACCTGAAACTTTTGCGCCACGTGAAACAACGCGCGGCGAGCGGAGTTTTTGTCGCTGCTCTTCCGTCAGGTCATTGACGGGAACCAAGACGCGCTTGTCGCGATATTTCTTCTGATGCGCGCGATGACAGGCTGCGCAATAGCGTTGTCCGGCCCTGTCATGCGGGTTACCGCAGCCTGAGCACAGATCGACCTCGTCCGGAATTTCCGGATGCTGGCGACGCCACCATGTCAGGGCTCGCTTGATCATGACCCCTCCCGCCCCAGGTCATCCGCAGCCCGCGCCACCTCTATTACTTCAGTGTCGGGAACTGCGGAGGTGAAGGATTCGGGACCGAGGCGGACGCTTTCAACCCGTGAGGGCGCATCGTAATCGTCCGTGATTGGAATTCTCAGGTTCCGATAACCTTTTGCTGTCCAGATTTTCACAGCTCAGCGCTCCACCTTTGCGCCGACTTCGCCGGCAACCGCAGCCCATCCGCATCCGTCGAGATAATGATCGACGCAATACGGCCCCGTGTACCTGCGGGCGATCTTCAGCCCTTCCATCAGATTGGCTACGTCGTGCGCGTCTAATGCGTGGTAGGGCGGTTTCCCGGCCGCAGTCAGGATGCCATTCCAGATCGCAGCGACGCGCTGTAGGCTAGCCGCAGGGTCGCCGTAGGCTTTATGGCGCGCTCCCGCTACTGCCGCCGCGGCAGCCTTTGCGATTGCCTGGGCCTTCATGCCGACGCTCCGATAAGGTCGACGAGCGTGCCGATCGGACCGGACGGCGAGCCGTCAGCATTCCGCGTCAGCGCATGCGCGATTGTTGAAAGCGGCGTGCCGTGCTGAAGGGCGAGGCTCAGCAGCACCGCGGAATCTCGGGCCAAGGTCTCTGCTTGGGTTCCACTCTTCGCACAGTTAAGGAAAACCTCACTTATGGGCGCGTTAGCGCGTGATCGACCGAAGCCAGCGACATACAGCATATCCCAATGCGTGAATCGCACCGTTTCATGCGGCCGACGATTTGGTAAAGGTGTTCGCATCTATCCCGCCACTGCCCCATGACCGGCCGACGCGCCGTTTGTCTTTTTCAGAACGCCGATTTTCTCAAGCGCATCTCGCGCGATTTCCGCAGCATCGCCATCGCCATCTTTCGCGATCAACTCCAGTGCGCCGATCATAACTTTGATGTTGCCAGCGGTAGCTTGGAATTCTCCCGTCGATGCTTTTACGTGAGCCGTGGTGACGCGGGTTTTGCCTTCGCTATTGGCTTGGCGTTTCGCGTTGGCAAGTGTTTCGCCTGCCTTGTCACCGTGCTTTCGGACCACTTCTCGCGCGGTCGACGCCGAGACTTCGCCGCTCCGGACCATGCTCTTGACGTCTTCTGGCGCCGACAGTAGCGCCAGATAATTGTCGACGGTCTGCACCGATCCCCAGCCGCAACGCTCCGCGATCTTGGCGCTGTCCCATCCAAAGCCGATCAGGCGCTTGATACCGGCCGCTACTTCCAGTGCTTTGAGCGGGTCCTGCGAATTCGAAACGATCAGGTCTGCGGTTCGGTCGTCCTCGCTTGTGCCCTTCGCCTCGGCAATACACGGGACAGTCTTGATCTCCGCGCCGCCCTCGATCGCAATCAACGCCGCAGCCAGACGACGATGGCCGGCGACCACGTATGCATCGTCACCTTTCAGTCGAACCGTGAGCGGCTGCTGTACACCGATTGAGCCGATTGATCGTGCCAAGTCGCGCAATTTCTCTTGCGCCTCCGGTGTGGAAAGGTCGCGGATATTGTAGCCGGGATCGACCTTGATCTTGCGGGGGTCGAACATCAAAAGATCGCGCTTGCCTTCCGCTAGGTCGCGTAGCTGCGTCATGGTCGACTCCCGGAATTTGCTTTTGAAATTGTCATTCTGCGGCTTCCTGTAATTTTCCGAATAGAGAGTCCGAAGCGAACGGCACCTTGTCTTTGCCAAGTTGCTTGACCATGTGGCGCGCGCCCTCTTCCTTGCCCATGAAGGCTGCTTCGATACGTGCGCGGGCGAGAGTGGCGTATTCGGGATTGAGTTCGATCAGGGTGGCGTTGCGCTTCAATTGCCGTGCGACAAGCCCGGTTGTGCCGGCGCCGCCGAAGGGATCTAAGACATGCCCCCCCTCGGGACAGCCGGCAAGAATGCAGCGTCGTGCTATTTCATCCGGCATCACGGCGAAGTGCGCTTCGTCATACCCTGACGGGGAGACGAACCAGACGTTCCGCATCATCGCAGGACGCGACATTTGCTCTGCGCGTTCCATCGCATCCCAACGATCATTGAAGCCCGCGTGTTGGCGCGAGTGACCGCGCCGCTTGTCTGACTTGCGCGCATTGACGCCAACCGCCTTCATGGGGCCGTTGGTTTTTCTGCCGCCATTAGCGCGATGGCTGCCCGCCTGCGCCTGAGTGTCTTGCGCGGTTCTGATTAGCGATGACTCGCGAGGTGGCGTCTTGATCGCATCGAAGTCGCTCCAATAGTTTGCGGACTTCGACATGTGGAAAATCATTTCATAAGACGACGTACAGCGGTCCTCTTGCGAGCCTGGCATTCCATTGGGCTTTGCCCAAACGATTGCATCGCGAAGCCACCAACCATCAGCCTGAAGTGCGAAGGCAACACGCCATGGGATGCCCATCAGGTCTTTAGGCTTGTAACCTTCGGGAAGCGCGCGATAGCCTGATCGGTGCGCATCGTCGCGATCGCCGAGTCCTCCCGTCGCGTTGCCTTGTCGAGTGCCGGCAGTCGCGTAGCCATCGCCCAAATTCAGAAACAGATTACCGTCATCCCGCAGTACACGACGAACGTCGCGGAACACCGCAACCATTTCAGCAACGTAATCATCTGGTGACGGCTCGCGCCCAATCTGCGCCGCCATGCCGTAGTCACGGTGATTGTAATATGATGGCGATGTCGCACACAGGTGCACGGACGCCGCCGACAGGGTCGGTAGAATGGCGCGGTTGTCGCCTATGAGAATATCGGTTCTCATGCCGATCGACGTTTGATGCGATCCCATCGTCATGCCGCAACCCCCGACGATGGCGCTTCGTATCCCCATGCATCCCAGCCGGGACGCGCGGCTCGTGCATTGAGTTCGATCTTCGGGAGATTCGGAAAATAGGATTCGATCAACTCATAGAACTTGACCGGCTTTTCCGAATGGCGACCGACCGGAGCATCCACCAATGATTCAGCTTGTGTCCCCATCGCAGGAGCTGGAATTTTTCCCCTAGTCCCGACAAGCAAAAGCTCGTGTTGATTCCGAAACCAATAGCCGGTCCCAATACGGTCCTTTGCCCATACGCAATGCGATTTGTACTCGAAGCCCCAAGCCTCCATCACCTTGAGCGCATCGGGAAGCATCGGGACTGTAGCCCAGAGGAACAGCGCACAATCATCGGCGGCGATATCGACCACCGGTCGAGCACAGATCGAGTCCGTGGACGACGTCGGATAGTGGTTGTCGGCCGCGCGGTCCATACCGGTGTCCCGGCTGTACACTTCGAACTGCCATTCCGGGTCCGCGTAAATGACACCGTACTTTTTATCTGGCAACGCGCGCTGTTCTGCGGCGAGTGCGGTTTCTCGTTCCGAGCGCCGGGCCTTCTTATCTACTGCGGTCACATCGAGAGAAACGCGTCCGCTTTGGTCGGCGATACGTTGGCGCACATTAGCGACCACAGCCTCAAAGGCTTGCTCGCCGATGCCGGCTACCTTTTGAGAGCGAGATGAAAGCTTATTGTCGATTCCGATGTCACTTAACGAGAGCCGAGAATTAAGTTCGTTTTCGGCATTTAATTCCGACTTCGGCCCAGGCTTGCCCAACCCGCGCGTCCGGCGCTGCTCGGCGAGCATCATTCCCAGCCGGCGCTCGGCGCGTAGCCGCAGCTCTGAAGCGTCCGCTTCGAGTTGGGTGTCCTTCGCCATCCGCGCGTAGGCCGTCATCGCTGCGGCCTTGTCGTGGATGTCCTTAACCTCGTCGACGCTACGCGCGTCCGCGAGCGCAGAGCGGGCCGCCTCATATCGGGTCAAGCCGATCATGTCGCCACCCTTTGCGAGGCGGACTCGTTGGTGGCATACTGCCCGGAACTCAACTTTGGCAGGGAGGCTATGAAATGGCGTTGAACGACGGCGAGATTGCGATCGTTAAGGGAATGTTGATCCGCGGCGACAAACAGCACGACATTGCCGCCTATTTCGGAATCAACGGCGGGCGCATTGCCGAGATCAGTACAGGCCAGACAGGCCCCAGCGTTACGGCTGCGGCGCAAGAAGACTTGCCGCCCGCGGGACCGTACATGGCCGGTCGATCTGCGTTGCGCGCCAAGGATACGCTGATCGCGTTGCGCGACCTCATACAAGGCGCGATCGACGATATCGACCTTTACGAAAAACCAGATTGAGGTTTCAGCTCTCACAGCATCGCTTCCTGCTTTACGGGCTTGGGCTGCTCAATGAACATATCGGGGCGCTTCAATGTGTCCGATATGCGCCGACATGAGATGTCGAAGTATTTTTCAACCTTCTCAATTCCAACAAACCCCTTGCCACGCCTGACGGCAGCAACGCCGGTCGACCCTGTACCCATGTAGGGGTCGAGGACTGATTGTCCTTTGATGAAGCCCATACACCAAAGCATCAACGCTTCAGGTTTTTGCGAAGGATGGAATCGCTTCTGTCCTGCAGTCACCTCATGGCGAGCGCCCTCGCCGACGCAGAGGCCGTCCCAAAGAAGCCGAAAGATACGCATCGGCTGATCGCGGTTTAGCCATGCCGGCTTCGCCGTCACCTTGGTCGCGGACCTTGCCGGTAGGCACCTTGTCCCAAACAAGCCAGCCGCCAGGCGGCAACCGATCTGCAAACTTGTGCGCGCCAAAAATCAAAAGCTCTGGCGCTAGCTCGAGCAGATGCGAGGGATCAAATGGCCTATCGTCACCAATGATCGGTTCGTAAGTCGTCGGAGAAACGACAAGCGTTTTACCGTTGCGTTGGACGACCGCGTTCTCCCGCGTGCCACCCGCATAGAATGTGTTGACCTTGTAATCCTGCCCATATGGCGGATCAGTAACCACGGCATCCACCTTGCCGAGAGTCGGCAATATCTCCCGGCAGTCGCCGAGATAGCATGAGACGCCATCTGCAAGATGTTCGACGCGCCCGGATGACGCGCTGCGATGGTTGGGGGTGCTCATGCGGGCGCTCCGAACATGCCGAGATAGAGTGCCAGTTCGCCTTCTTTGCCCGCCTCGATCATACGACCACGACTCCGATTGCAAGCGCGCGGGCCCAGCGCGGATCGCTATGGTCGACCCTCTTTGCAATGCTTCCTCCACCCCTATGTTTTCGCCGCGGCGCGAGGCCGAGCGCGCCCGCGTGGCTCATTGCGTAGTTGGGTGACACGCCATATTCGCGCGAGAGTTCGGCAGACGGCTCCAGACCGAGGTGCAAATAGACCTGCAACAATTCGTGCTGCTGTGCGGCTGTGATTTTCTGGCGCGGGATTTTCATACGGCGCGCTCCTGGTCTAATGCCGAGTACCCCGGCAATGGATCGCCAAAGAAAGCCGCAGTGAGATCACGCGGCATAATTGTGTGTCGCCTGTCGCGATCTGCGATCTGTTTTGGGCACGCCCTTGGTCTGACGACGGGCTTATCTGGACGTGGTGTTGATTTGTATTCACCGGAAGCGTGACGCCGTGCGTTGATCCTGGCGCGCCTGGCGACCTTCTGTGCTTCCGTCATCCTCTCCCAAAGGACCTTGCCGGCTAGTTGCTTGTATGTCTTTCCGATCAGCGGCGCTGTTTCAGCGATGGTCTTCCCGGCTGCGAAGTGAACTTGCGCGCGGGACCATTCTTCGGGTGACCAGAAACTTTTTTCGAATGGCCCCATCACACGATTCCCTACTTTTTGTGATTCCCCCTCCCCCGCGAATACAGTCTCGCGGGATAGTGCTGAGGGGTACGCTTACGAAACGAGACGTGGTTACGCGGGCTGTTCTGCCTTGATGGCAAAATCAGCTATGCTTTTCGGCAAAGAGTCGGCGTGAGATTCGGCGGTCCATGGCCACACCGCGGGTGCCGCCTTCAAAAGGCAGTCGTCCCACGAAAGCGGCGGCTTGGTGGTCCCACGCAGGCCGCGCCAATTGCACGAATTGACAAGATCGGACCATTTCAGCGCCGTCGCATAATCCGGCGCGGCGTGAACATCATCCGGACCGCGAACGTGGCAACACCACAGAATGTCAGTCGCGTTTTTGGTTTCCGTCATCGGGGCCGTCCTTTGGACGGAGCCACGGGGCGATCAGATACCCGAGCCATTGACCGAAGTGCATCACCATACGGGCGAGCGTGGTCCTCGTCGTGTACAGCCAAGGCGTCTGCTCTGGCGATGGCGGCGGCAAGAGATCGGTCGGCATCGAGCGCGCTTTCGAGGGTTTTGGCGATACGTCGCTTCGCCGCCATCTGCATCTTACGGATATCGGCAGCGTCCATCAACGCCGCGCATATTCGCCACCATTCAAAGCCACAGTCCGAAGCAACGGCCTCGACAAAACTGAAGCCCCGAGTATCGCGCACCAGCTTTCCATATTCTTCAAGCGTAAGCGGACGCTCGCCGCGCAATTTTCGCTTTGCCGTCTTGTCGGAAATACCGAGCCATCGACCAAGGACAACCGCCGCAGAATCTCCGAACATGTCCTTGAATTTGTTGATGACGCGAGAATTAGTTTCCCCAATTTGGGGAAATGTTTCCCCGTTTTGGGCGTGCGGCGATTTGGCAAAACTGTTCGTCATGGTCGATGATGCGTCCATGGTTCAGATGCTCGCTGTTGATGATTTAGAAATGTCGTTCGGAGCGCTATCGATCGCCGCGAAGCTTGCCGACGTCGCGTCATACTTCGCGCTGATGTCAGGACCGCTGGCGCGATCGGCGCCGAGGTATACCGGAGCGTCCGCCTCAGCGCGGCGACCCCAACCTATTTCAAGTGCAGAGATGGCGGCTTCGATTTCGGAGTCGAAGCCATCGCGCGAATTGATCGTGACGGCCGCAGGAGCGGATGGGCTGGAGGGAAATCCCGCGACCGTCACGTTCTCGCCGAAGGGGACTGCGGCGAAACTGGAACATTCGGAACAGAACACGCCGGACGCGAGCCGTAATAGCGCGGGCTTCGTCTTGCAGCGCAGGCACATTGGACGGCAGGCCAGCATCCCCCCGAGCAGCGCCCCGAGCGGGTCTGGAGCGTGTGCGACGCTATCGTTCACGTGCGGACTGGCGGCTCCGCAGCGATCGCAAATGATGATCCCGCCCTCGCCTTCGCGAGTCGCTGGCATCTCGCCGCATTCATCGCACGGCGCGCGGGTGTGGAGTGCGGTGGCGCCGTTCATGCGGGCACCCGATTTGGAAACGGATTGGTGTCTGCCGAATCGACGATCTTCCGTCGAAGGCGGTCGCCGTGAAGGTGTGTCGCCATGAGAACCGTCGGCGCGTCAGGATTAGAGAGCAACGCCAGTTCGTTCAGCGCCGCCATCGATGCCTGGATGGTTCGGAAGTTCACAAAGTCTTCACGCGTCAAGAGGTTTGCGCCGCACTTCGGGCAAGCCTTGCCGACATTCGCCGCGCAAATCCGCGCCATCTCGAAATGGTCGCAAGTTGGCGTGTCGCACTTGAGGAATTCGCCGGAATGATCGGTCATGGCCCCACCCGATCTAGTGCTGGTTCGGGAGCTTGCTCGTCGGCTGTTGGAATGGCGCCCGCCAGCGTTGGGCAGGCCGCTAAAGCTGAAACCGCCCCGGGTGCCGCTCGCGAGAGACGCACTGCCCAAGTCGGATCGATCTCGATTTCACCCAAGAGGAGCTTACTGACCGTCTGCTGGGCGCAGCCAAGCCGTTCTGCGAGGAGCGCCTGCTTTCCGCCGCAGGCATCGATAGCTGCTTTGACGTGCGGATTAAGTTTGGCGGGAGCGTCCATGGAAATAGCAAATAACCCAAATTCGGGTACCCGTCAATACCCGCAAAGGGATTACCCCTTCGTACCCGTAACCGGGTACAGAATAGGGATGGACGCAAAAGAGGTTGGCCTTCGGATTCGGAATGCGCGGGAACTCAAAGGGCTCTCGCAGGAGGAAGTCGCCGAAACCGTTGGCGGCGGCCAGTCCACAATTGGCCGGATCGAAAATGGCGACTTTAAACGCATGCCGTCCGTCTTGCCGGCCATCGCGCGTCTGCTGGACTTGTCGATGGATGAACTGGACCCCGAGTTAGCTGGTATCGCCCCGCCACTGCCGTCCCCAGGCTCGATCATTCATCGGGTTTTGGGCGCCGAGGATTTCAAGGTGTACGCGTCAGCCGAGGGTGGCGCAGGCGAAATTATTCTTTCAACAGACCCTATTGAGATCATTCCGCGACCATCAATCGTATCAAACATTCGCGAGGCTTACGGCCTCATAATTACCGGGACATCTATGTGGCCCGAATACCGTCACGGCGAGACAGCGATCGTAAATCCGCTGCTCCCATTTCAGCCTAACGAAGTCCATATTTTTTATGCCGAACGCGAAGGCGCAGCGCGAGCATCGATCAAAGAGCTGCGACGCGCGACTCCTGATAGCTGGCTGGTTTCACAGCACAACCCGCCCGAAGGGGCCAAGAAAGATTTTTCGATGCCCCGCAAAGAATGGCAATGGGCGCATCGAGTTTTGGGTAAATATTCGAGGAGATAGGTGATGAGAGTTATTACCGCGATTATTGGCTTATCTTGCTTTTCTACCTTGGCTTTCGCCGACGTATCCGACGACCTGAAATTCTGCGGTGCCCGCAAGAGCGCTCCCGAGCGACTCGCCTGCTTTGAGGCTGTCACGCGAGGCGCAGCGAAGCCCGCTGCGGTACGGCCCGTTGCCCGCGCAGCGCCCTTGGACGCCCAAGCCGCGGTGCCGGTCAAGACTGTTGTGCTAGATCCCCTGCCCGCCCGTAACCCGTTTGATGGGTACTATGCTGCGATCGGAGGGGGGTACGGAGTGGGAGCTGGCCGTAGGGCCGAAGTTTTTCCAGGAAACTTAGCAACCTTCCCTTACCCTACAAGCATGAACTCAGCTGCGGGCGGAATGGGCAATCTGCTGCTTGGCAAGAATATCGCAATCGGCCCGGGCATTGTTGGGATCGAAGTTGATGCAAGGTTCGGAGGCACTTCTGGCGTCGGAACGGGCTCCCAATTGGTGTTCTCCCCGGGTTTTGGAAACGTGCCTCTTTCCTATCGATTACACAACGATTTTGGCATTCACATTGCTACCAGGGCCGGTCTCGTCTTTGGCGACACGCTCGTTTTTGCCAAGGCCGGCGTTGGTGCGACACACGTTCGAGAGTCCTTCACCTATGACCAGCGTCAACTGGTGGTTTCTGTCCGAGACCCGTTTACGCTCCAATTTACCGGAACCGCAAATGCCGGACTTCCCTTGGTTTCAGCAACGACGGCATCGTGGTTGCCTTCCGCTATATTCGGGGTGGGCTTAGAGAGTAATTGGGGCCAATTCTTTGCTCGTTTGAGTGCCGACGTAGAGGTGGCTAACCACGCAGGAAGTCAAGCCACCCTTGCCGGAAACGTCGCTAAATCGTCTGCCGATCAATTGCTTTGGACCACCCGCGGCACCGCCCTGTTTGGCGTGCGGTTTTAGATCGGCACCTAGCGGCTCTGGCAGTGAAGCGCGGCAAGGGCGTAGATTTTACCGGGTGCTGGCAGCGGCATGTGAGTGTTTAAGTCTCAAGCCATGAATGCGTTTATCTTCGATATAACTGATGACCGACTCTCGTCCGCCAGTCTCCGGAACATTTCCGCGAATAATGCCCCGAAGCACAATGGCTAGAGGCATAAACAAAACCATCTCAAGCTCGATAATTGGAAGCAAGAAGTAGTGATTGGTTAGTGTGATACGGTCATGTAACCGGCAAATTTCAAAGAACGTGGCCCTGTCTGCAGGACTCAGTAGCTTCATTTTTTCAACAGAACGCAGCAATACCCGCTGATTGGCAACGAACAGAACTGCAATCGCAGGGATCATAAATAGCGCCATCAAGAGAGACAGGCGCATGCCAAAGGCGTGGTCTAGCAGAAATTTGACATGACGACGAACCGTTTCCGGCAAGTCAGGTCTGTTGAGAAAGTCCTCCCCCTTTTCGGCCAGTCGCAGTCGCAATGGCTGGGCCGCGGCCTTAAGGCGTCGATCAGCAAAAAATAAAATTAATACTCCACTGGAAATGACGACGGGTAAAAAAGTCATTTGCGCTACTCCTTTGGGGTGGGTGGCGGGAGTGGCAAGGGTGGCTCCTGATTCCTTATCTGCTCGCGATGCGCGTCATACTGTGTCTTCAGTACAGCCCTTTCGGTTCGCCCCCTTCTTATCTGAACGAAAATGAACGCCAGCAGAACGAGAACGAGTGCAAATTGAATAGGGTTGCTTTCCGCCCAGTCAAGCGTCCTAGACCACATTCGTTCCAAAGTGCCGCCGATGGTGGTGACGACATGGTCAGAGGCGCTGACCGTTCTTCCCTTGATATCGACATGCACGCCGCCCGCAGGCGGGCCTTCGGCGGCCAAAACCAGCACTCTACCCCCCTGTTAGACCTTGTTTTTTGCATCCTAGCCGCAATCCCACGATTCTTGCAACCTTTCCGGGAACCAAAGCCGGGGACGTGGTTACCCGGCATCGTCCCGTCCGCCGCCTTTGGACGTACGTCAATTTGACGCGTCCAAGCCCGCTGTACGCCCTTGCCGTCATGAGGTTTGCCTAGCCGCAGCGGATTCGCTTCAATGCGCGATGGCCCCGAAATATCACCCGACCCCTCTGTCAGGCGGCGAACGTAAGGCGCTGCAAAAGGAACTGGTGAAGTCGCGCGCAATGGCCGGCATCCTGTCCGAACAGTCTGAGCAAAAGCGGCGGGTCGGCGAAGCCTTGATCCGAGAAGCGGACAACCTAGCCTGCCAGAGCTGGAACGAAAAAATGTGGAGTGACGGCGGGCCGATTGATCCGTCACCGACGATTGAGCAGGCGATCAACGGAGGATTTCCCTGGCTCGAAATTGAGTGCTCGCGCTGTAAGACCAAGCGCGAGGTTGACCTGTGCGCGCTGCGGCGTCCGCCGACAACTTGCGTTCATGATCTCGCCGGCCGTCTCGTCTGCCAGAAGTGCAAGGCGGGTGGAAAGCGGCCGGCGGCGACGCTGCATCAACTTGCGCCGCGACGGCGATTTGATGGGGAGTAACGCCCAGCTACCTCTCTTTGCGCACGCCCTTGAACTTCTTCGCGCTCTTTTTCACCGCCATGAACTCGCCGGATGTCTTGTCGCGCTTGGCCCAGGCCGGCTCACCCATAACCGCAGTCTTTCGTTGCGTTCGCTTCTTTACCGCACCTTTGCGCGCATTGTCGCCAACCGGCTTGTTTACAGCCATTACGTTCTCCCGTTGCCAGACCGCTCTGTATGTGGCGGCAGTTCTGGAACTTGGAAGCTGCTTCAAGGTTCCAGCCGCCGGAACGATTCGGCGCGGAACGTTTTGAATCTCCCTGTTCTGTTGTGGAGTTTAGAGTGGCATTCCAGCGTAGAAAACAGCCTGCCATCGGCGTGAAAGCGCCGTACCCCGGCTTCGTCCCCTTCGCGCTTGCGACGAAGGTTGAAAGAGTGCCGAGTGGCGAGCGTTGGATTCACGAGATCAAATTCGACGGCTACCGCGTCCAGTTGCATATCGTCAATGACGACACGAAAGTCTACACGCGGCGTGGAAACGACTGGACCAAGCGTTTCCGCAAGATTGCAGCCGACGCATACCTGATCAATGCCGGATCGGCGATCATTGACGGCGAGGTGGTCGTGCCCGCTGAAGATGGCACAACGGATTTTTCCGTCTTGCAGAACGAACTCAAAGGCAAGTCGACCAAGATCGTCTTGGTGGCATTTGACCTGCTTTATCTCAATGGGCAGGATTTGAGAAAATTGCCGCTCCTGGAGCGCAAGGCGATTCTGCAAAAGCTGATCGCAAAGACCGCGATTCAGTTTAGCGAAAGCTTTGAGATCGACGGCCGGGAAATGTTCAAGCACGCGTGCAAGGCCGGGCTTGAAGGCGTTGTGTCCAAGGTGCGGGACAGCCGCTACCCGACCGACCGGACCAACGATTGGGCTAAGGTCACGTGCGCACAACGCGAGACGCTGCCTATCGCCGGGTACGCGCTAGACGGCAACAAATGGGATGGCATCTTCATCGGCCGCGAAAAGTCCGGCCAGCTCATCTATGCCGGCAAGGTCGATCACGGCTTTACGCCACAGTCTGAAAAGGATTTGCGAGCCAGGCTGAAACCTCTCGTCCGCAAGACGCAGCCCTACGCAAAGAAAATCGCGCATCGCGGCATTTGGGTTGAACCGTCGCTACTTGCAGAAATCGAGTACAGAGCGAAGTCGGCAGAGGGCAAGGTGCGGCACCCGTTTTTCAAAGGACTACGGGAGGATCTAGGATGACCACTAAAGACGCCTTCGATCAATGGCAGGAATGGGCGCGGAAGCCGCCAGACAGCGATTTGTCGATCCCCGGAGATCTACACGCCGCCGTTACATCTCTCGCGCCAGAGGACCGGCTCGACCGCGACAAGGTCAACCAAGCCGTCCGCGAAGCCCGCGACCCGAATGCCAAACATATGTGGCTCTATGAGGGCGGCGACCGACTGGAAACCTTCCACTCGGAAGAGGAAGCCGAAGCATGGTTGAAGCAAAACGACCCGGAAGGCGTCGTCTTTAAGTGCCGACGAGGTCCGCTGCTCCCGGCCGGAACCGCGGATCAATTCGGCGTGCCGATCGCGGGTGACTGATTTTCCACTAAGGTCGACTTGAACGTCTCGCGTTCCACTACGGCCAGCATGGCGACGTTGAGCAGATACACGGCATGATCAAGCCCGAGCTCATCAGCCGCACCACGCGCCGCCGCGAGGCGCTGTATCAGGTCTTCAATGGCATCTTGCTTGGACATGGCCGAAGGCTATGCAGGCCGTAGGCCGAGCGCCAGCAATCGGCGGTTGTAGGACTAAACTGGCGGTATACCCCCCTACCCGCCGCACCATGCGGCCAGGCGTTGTTTAGCACGGGGGCTCGACTTTATTTACCCGAATTCAATTGACACGGGTACCCGCCTTCGGGTATAACTTTCCCCACACCATCCCAATACCCCGACTGAGACCTCGGGCGCGATTTGGGAGTTCGGTGGGGTGAAGTCCCCCCATCGACCAAACAGATGGGCACCGACAGATGGCACAGGTAGCAAAGTTCCAAGGCTTCAAGATCGAGCAGAACGAAAGCGGCTATTTCTGGCAGCACGGCGGCTACCACGACACGCTGGCGGATTGCCAAGCCGAGATCGCCAATCACAACTCCGATCTGCGCAGTGACGAAAATATCTACGGTCTCGCGTCGATCCAGCAGTCGATCGAAGAAGATCGAGCCAAGGCGAGGGCCGCGTGATGGCTCGGAAACCTGCAAAGCCGAAAATCGAGGTGAAGGCCGGCGACTACGTCCTGATGGGCGGGTCTTACGCCTCGTTCCCCTGCCACTGGTATTTCGCCGAAGTTCTATGGGCCGATGCGACCGACGTGTTGCTTCACCGCACCAATCAGAACGGAACGGAATTTTACCGACAGGTCGAGAGCATTCTTCACATCCGCGCAGTGGGTACGATTGAAGAACTCTGCGCGATCAAGCGGCAGGCTGCCGACGCTGTTCGCGAACTGTCAAATGCCGCGAGCGAAGCCGAGAGCGCACTGGGCACAGCCCGCGCTGCGGTTCACGCCGAACTTGATCGGCTGGCGGCCGGCGGCCTGAAATTCATTGCGCGCGACCACGACGCGATTGCACAGCGCGAAATTATCGAACGCGTCGCGGTCGAAGCAATCGACGCTGAGGAGGCCGCGTGATGGCACCGGACATGGGGACCTCCCGTGAAGATGCCGCCTTAGCTTATGTAGAGCGAGCAATCGCATCTTTTGACGCCGATCCACCTGACAACCAATTCCTGAAAGGATTTTTGGCTGCTCTTGAAGTGGTTCGCGACGAAGCGTTCGGACCCCACCCCGTTCAGGCAGGTGCGTGATGGGAGGGCATACACACACACCGTGGGGCTACAGGCGCGCGAAGTTTCCGAGCGATGGGGAATTCGATTGCGGCATCCATGCCGACATCGGCGGTACGCCCTTTTGCATCGCGGAAACGTTTGGCCGATGCGCGACGACAATCAAGCTTGATGCAGAAGCCAACGCCGCCTTCATCGTCACGGCTTGTAACTCCCACGCCGATCTTGTGAAGGCGTTGGAGTTCTATGCGACTGGCGGTGGAACGGCGACCATCGAGGCAATCGCGATCGGTGATGTTGACCTCGCTCGCGCGTCGGAAACTCTCACGGAAGATTGCGGCGATGTCGCCCGCGCCGCCCTCGCCAAGCTCCCACCCCGTAACACCGCAGAACGGTTGGAGGGGTAGATGGCGAAACCCAAATGGTACATTCATCGGCTCCGCGATTTGTATTCGCCGGGCTGTGGCGCTGAAATCCGCGTTGAACGGCAGGGTACGATTTACTCGCGATATGTGCGCGCGGTTTGTGAGCCGTACACAGGCGGAAGCTTGTTCGCGGCCTGGGAAGTTCTGCGCGGACGCGCTTTTGCTTTTGAGTGGCCGAAACCCGGCGACCTTGAAGCCATCATCGAGGCTAAATCCCCATGACCTGCCCCAACCCCATATCTGCGGCGGTGAGGCCGGCGCCGTTTGGTGAAACGCCCGCCGATCTCGATTGGGAAACGTTCTGCGAGCGCGTCGAGACATTGTCAGGCTGCGAACTCGACAGCGCCGAAGATTTTGACTCCGCATACATCGCACATCGCAATGGAGTTACGGCTTCTGACTATGCGCTTGAAGTGGTGGCGCGGGCTGGGGAGTTTTTGTGATGGGCGGATATCGCGAAATCTCCCGCGCCGATATCAACTCGTTTCTTGTGAGCGCCGTTCGCCTTGCTGTGGCGAAGCCGGAATACATCAACGGCGGCGTTCGTGTCGTCGATGTCACGCTGAATGCCGACGGCGTCCCGCGCCTGGATTTCGACAACGGCGATTTCATCTTTCTCGACTTCGAACACCTCGTTCCGCGCGATTCTATAGCCGACCCCCTTCGCGAGAAGAGGAGTACCGACGCATGAAGAAAAACGATCCCGCCCTGAGCACGAGCGTGGAAGCACTGCGCCGAGCCATCAACGACCAAAAGGTTGAGTTAGCATCGCGCAATCTGCGCATCACCGGTCTTGAGGAAACGCTCCGGAAGACCCGCGAGAATCTGGCTAACCTATCGCAATCCGACGACGATGTTTTCGCTTCCATGGTCCGGCGCATCGATTGGATTCTCCCGAGCAGCACCAAGGCATTTTACGGCGCCGAATGCCCTTCCTATCCGAATTGCAGCGGCGGATGCGGGCTTGGCTGTACTCACAAGATCGAGGCTGCCAGGCGCGCCGACGATGAGGCGGGCATGGCGTGGTGGAACGGCCTCACGGACCAAGGGCGCGCGAAATGGGCCGAGGATGCAGGCAACACCGGACGCGCGAAAGACGCATGGGAAGCATTTAAGCGTTCGCGCGCTGACGGTGCCACCGAAAAGGCGGTGCCGTAATGAGCAAGTGCGAACTAGTGGACATTGCGGCCGAGTTGAAGGGCGAAAGCGACAAAGCTTTCCGCATCTTCGACGGCGCAAAAACCGAATGGGTGCCGAAGTCTCAAGTTGAGCAGAACGACAATGGGACGTTCACAATGCCGGAATGGCTCGCGCATGAAAAGGGCTTCATCTGATGGCGCGCCCCGTCAAAGACCAATCCGTCAAAGTCGGTCGCCTCGCGATGCGCCACGAGGGCGCAAGCTGGAATGCCTACTACGCGATGACCGACTCTATGGCCGATGCAATTCCTCTCGGCTCAATCGCGATGCGATTCATCGTCAACAACCCGGAGCGGAAAATCGCGTTCATGGATTTCATGCGCGACGCCGTTTCGGATTTGATCGAGGAAACGACCGGCGTTCGGCCGACATGGCCAGAAGGCGCACACGCCGCCCCTGAACACGAGAGGGCGGGTCATGGCTGACGTAACTGGTCCCATCTCAACTCTATCGGGCGCGCACCACGCAGTGCCGGACGGCATGAAGTGCGACAAGCACCCGAGCCGCGATGCCGTTGCGCGCATCCAGGGCGAGACGGATTCGTTCGGCTGCGAAATGAACGACTACTGCCAAGAGTGCCTTGACGAATACCGCGCTTGGAAAAACTCACCCGAGGCCGCCGAGTGGCGCAAGGGAAAGTGTGATTGGTGCAAGAGCGAGGCAACTGATCTTCGGGACGCGCGAGACTTTGAAGAAGGAATGTCAGGTCGCGTGTATCGCGTCTGCGGCGCGTGCATCAAGCGGCAGAGCGACGAACTAAAAGAGGAATGCGATTACTACGATGAGGGGCGCAGCTATGACGATTAGTCAAAGCAAACCCTGGGTCGAAGGCGAGCCTTCTGAGTGTGACGGGTCCGCGTGGGACCGTCTCCCGCCGCTAGTCGTTGCGGGGCCGGCGCGCTTCCATCTCACCTTCGAATACCCTGATCGTCTTGGCGCAAAAGCCACGGGATCGCAAACCGTCACGCGCGACACGATAGAGGACGCCGCTGAGTACGTCGCGGCGCAGCGCCGACTCGCGTCGATCAAGATTCGCACATGCAACGGGGAAGTTGTTGATCGGGAATTTACGTTCGGCCCGAGCGAGAGGGTGGCGTGATGGATTTCCCGCTCTCCTCCGTTCGCAAGGTTACGCTGCACTGGATCGAAAGGATGCCGACCTCGTTTCTTGTCGCCGAGTCCGACGTCAACACCTTTATTGAGGCGACAAAGCGCCTTCATTGGAAGCCGGGTCGCAATCCGCACAACAATGTGGAATGCTCGAAGGTTTGGCAAATCACGGTCGCCACAATGGAATTGCGCGGGCCGTTTTGGTGGACCGTTCCCGACTTACAGAAAAACGATGACCCGCGAGGCGCACGCATCATAGAAGGCGGAATAGATCGAGCCGTATGGACTGACGAAGAATATGTGAACCGCTTGCGCGCCGAAGAGGCTGAGGCGGAAGCTGAGCATTACCGCGAGCTAGAACGCAAAGCGCGGGAAGCCAAGGCCGGTGCAACATGACCGCAGCCCTTGCCCATGCGCGCGATACCGAACTCTCGCCCGAAATGGTCGAGCTGCTGACCGCTGCGGCGCAGACGACATACGGACGGATTTGCTACCCGTACCAGGTGCGCGGTCGGGAGCAAGTATTGGCCGTGATGCGGGCGCGAGGATTGATCTGGTACGACGGCGCAACGCCGATGATACGCGATGCCGGCCGGAAAGCGGTCGGGGCTCCGTCTGAACTGGAAATGATGCGCCGGGGACTGCGGGTCAAGGCTGGTGAGAGTGCATCGCGACGCCGGTCTGACGACCCCCGCTCCCGCATTACCTACGAAAGCTACCGATCGGCGCGGATGTTCTGCACGCTAGTTGTCAAACTAGCGGAGCCATCACCAGACGATCGCAGCCTGCGATGCTCAATGAACGGCGACCCGTTGCGTTGGTTCACACTGCCCTTGAAAAAAAATCCAATCATCATTCAGCCAGAGAGCAAAGACCCGTTTGTCTTGGCGGTCGTGGAGAAATGGTTAGCCCAACTGTTTGACCCGAAACGCATCCCTGAACTTGCGAACGTCATTCCGGACCTTTGCGGCTCAATTGAGTGGACCGCAGAGCAGCGCGACGACTGGAATCGCCTGCGCCGCAAGGCCAGCATCATCAACACACGCATTCGAAACGGCGGGCCGCGTCGATCATCGGACCGTCAGAGCGGGGTGATGTTCGCATGACCGCAGAAATCATCCCATTCCGCGGCGTGACGCCCCAAGCTTCTGGAGGACGGACGCTGTACTGCGAGTCCCGCGCACAGCACAAGCAGAAGGCGCTCAACAATTTCTATACGGCGCTTCGCCATGAGCATGTCGATCCCTGCACCGCATATGATCGTATGACGGCGTTCGGCGATGATTACGACAGGCTCACAGAGAGCATCGCCGAGGCGATGGCAGAGAAGGAGTGCGGGTGAATGGAATTTGCGCTCGCCATCGCAATCTTTGCTCTAGGCGCCGCTGCCGGTGGCTTGATCGTCGCTGCTTGGATGTCGGACCGGCCTCGGCGGGCATGGATTGACGACGGCGTTCTACATTGCGACGGGCCTTTCACGCCTGAAGATATAAGCGCACTGCGGCAATGGAGAGAGCTGCAATCTTCACATGAGGCAACCGCATGACGTTGCGCCAGCGCGAGCCACGCCTTGTTGATCGCGTCCATCTGGCGTTCGTTCGCGAACAGTCATGCTGCATACCATACTGCAAGCGCCAGGCTGAAGCGGCGCACATTCGTTTCGCGTGTCTAGCGATCGGGAAACGCGAGACCGGAAAGGGCGAGCGACCTTCAGATTGTTTTTGTACCCCGTTGTGTCCGTACCATCATCGCATGGGCATCGACTCGCAGCATCAAAACAATGAAGAGGAATGGTGGGCGCGCACCGGCTTGAACCCGTTCGAAATCGCAGAACGCCTTTGGATCGAATCCGGTGGCGCGGCGCGAGATGCAGAACGCGCTGAAAATCCAAAGCCCGTCAAGCCGCGCAAGATCAAGCCACGCGACCGCACAAAGCCCAAGCGTCAGATCCCCGCGCGTGAGATGCAGTCGCGGTCGACTTGGTCGGTGGGACGGAAGTTTCTATCCCGACCATTGGAGAGGCGAACATGAGCGAGTGTGTCATTCTTTTTCGGAATATTCAAAACAACCGGATCGGCTGCGTTATCGGCGACCGAGACGAAATAGCTGTCATGCCCAATCGCGAAGCGGCAGAGGAAGCAGCCCGCAACACGACTGTCTGCAGAGCCTTTCCATATCAAATTGTTGAAGTGGATGAAATATGACCTCTCCCCCCACCCTCACCGATCTAGCGGATAGAGTAGAGACTCTTACGGGGCAATGTAGGGAGACGGACCTTGCGATTTCCGTCGCCATCAATTTCAAAGGCGTCTTTGACAGAGACCGCGAGTGGAAGTGGTCCGTCATGGCCGATGATATCGAAGGCCACAAGGATGGCAAGAAGTCGTTCCTTGATCCGGCGCAGTTCGTTCCACGATGGACGTACTCACTCGACGCCGCGATGACGCTGGAAGTCGAAAGATGGTGGCTTACGCTCGACCGATTTCTGATGTTGGACGATCCAACCCGCTACCCACTTAACGCAAAAACATGGCGCGTATGGCTGAAGCGTTTCGTTGGTGATCTTGAAGGCGACGCGCCCTGCTATCAGCAAAGAATCCTTGCGACTGGCCCAACGCTACCAATCGCGCTAACGGCCGGATGGCTCCGCGCCCGCTCCTCCATGGAGGCTGATCTTGATTGACAAACTTTGCAGCGTCGAACGCGACCGGGTGACGGCAGCGGAAATCTGCATCGACGAATTACTGACGATTATGGACCGTCACGACCCGCGTCCGCTTGGTCTGTACGTCACGCTGCGGAAGCTATCGGCACAACTCAGCGACATGATGCTTGCGGCGGATGGTCCCGTAACACGGCGAGAACGCTTAATCCGTATCCGCGCGGCGCTCACGAACGCAATCCCGATGACGGACGATGATCTAAAGGCTGATCGTGGATAGTACAACTTAAGCTTCGCGTTTCCAGCTTCAAAGCGGATAAGTACAGAGGAAAAAGAGATGCAGAAGCTTAAAAATCGTCCTGCCGAAGTTGACGGCGGATGGACACCGCGGAACTTGCCGGGCGGCATTTATTGTTCGCCAAGATGCGGCTGCGGATGCACTAAGGTAGCCTTTGACACCGCCAACAAGGACGCCCGCGCGCTTGCTGACAAGTTGGGTGATGGCTGGATACCGAGGGTATGGGAAAACGGCGGGTGGCATTGGGAAGTCGCCAAAGGGCCTTACGCGGATGACAGGTTCAACGGCGGCGGCGTTATAGTTCGCCGGGACCGACATAGCGGAAACTTCTCTGCCGAGTTTCGATCCGCCCTCACCGGCACCAATGCAACGACGCAATTCTTCGCAGACGCAAAGACGGCGGAGGATGCCATTGGCGCTGTTAGGCAAGATGCGCGAACATTCATCAGCCGACTAGAAGCCGATCTTGCGTCGTCAATTTAGTCCTACTTTTGCAAGCCGCCAAACATCAAAGCCGTACTATCCAAATCTTCAAGGACTCCACCCATGGCCGATAAGGTGAAGCTGACGGACCTTGATCGGGTTTACTTGCAATGCATTGAGGACTGGAAAGCGCCGTTCGAAGTCATTGCCTTGCTTGGTGATCTTCACCCTAGGCCGGTTAAGCCAGTCCGCGATCTGCTTTTAGCTTTTGTTTCGCGTGGCCTTGCGAACCATCACAGTGGAAACGATACGTTCCGCATGTCCGACACCGGCCGCGCCGCTCTCAAGGACTCCACCCATGGCCGATAAGGTGAAGCTGACGATACACCCTGTTGATCCGCATTACAGTCATGATTTTGCTGATCTGTATTTCGAGGGGAAGCATTTCTGTGTGACGGCATCAAAGCGAAGTCCAGTAACACCACTAGAGGTTTTGGGGTTTTTCGAATCTCGAAAAGCTGCCGGCCGCGCTCTCCTCGCATCCAGTGCAAAGGGGGAGTGAGGATGGAAAAGCACTTTGTCACATTCTTTAGTCCGGGCACGTTCGTTGCCGAGACGAGAGAATTGCCAATTTCAGCTTGGGATGTCTCGAAGGCGGTAGAGATGTCGCGCGCAATAAAGGAGCGATACGGGGCGACGCCCTACGGTTTTCAGTTTTCGACGCGTGCGCGCGGCCCTGACGACCTTGACAGCAAGGTGTCGGCTACTAGCGGCACTTACTATCTTGGGGGCAGAATCGAAACGCTTGCCGATGTACAGAAACGTGCTGACCCGAAAGAGAGCATTCTGCTCTCCAATATGGCATGCAACGGGATCGAACGCATCATCGTCAACGATAATTCATGGCGCTTCACTGGCGAGTTCAAGGAAGGCGATATGTTGCTGGAGTATGTGCCGGAGCCCCGCCTATGAACGCCGCCGTTACACCGGGGAGAGAGGAACTGGAACGCTTACCAGAAGAAATTCTTGCCGCGTGGCGCTCACGTTTCCCAGCCAACATGTATGCATGGCCCGGAGCTCCAACAGAATTTGCAATTGAGGCCGTTAAGATATTTGCCCTCCGTCTCTCCGCCAAGCCATCCGACCCCGACGCAGCCAACGAACGACGTACACGGGATGCGACGATTGGGGAATGCGCAAAATTCGTTGAACAGCACCAAGAGTCTATTAGCGAGACATCGAGTGGCTCAGAACGTCATTTGTCGCCACGTAGGGTCGGCAATTTGACGGGCTTAGCCTACGTCACAGGAATCCGCGCCCTTTCCACGGGGGAGAAGAAGCCATGAGCGAGCCTTGGTCGAACAGAAAACTGGATGCGTGGTCCTGCGCGGTCATAGCCATTCCGCTTTTGCTTGTCGCGATAAAGGTGCTGACATGACCGACCAACCCCAACCAGATCGACAGAACGTGGATGGGCTGCGGTTCCGTCCCTGCGATATATGCCGCACACATTTTTCTTGCGATAAAGTTGGTCAGTGTCTTTTTACTCGGCTGCAGCGCCGCGCCGCCCCACCCAAGCCCGCGCCCGATGGGATGCGAGAGGCTGTCGAGACATTCATTTCAACCTTGCACGATTGCGGTCTGATCGTAAGTCGTAAAGCCTTTGATGCTGTTGAAAAGGTTCGCACCGCCCTCGCCGCACCCATACCGCCACCCGATGGGGCGGGCGAGGACAAGCTTGCTGATCTTATCGAGGATCACATTGACAGGAACCCCGGCTTTGACGGCCGGTCCATCGCACAGGTCGCAGTTCAATTCCTCTCCCCGCCACCCGATGGGGCAGATGGGTTGACGCGCGAGAATTATGATTCCGCCGCTGTCCCAAAGCAAGCCGCATTCAATTGCCGTAACAAGGCAACCGGCGCGTGTTTGAATTTTTGCGGGCTGTCCGTCTGCGCTCCAAAGCAAGCCGAGAACCCGCTGCCCGCGCCCGATGGGGCGAGCGAGCTGATCAAAGCTTTCACGCGTTTGGAGCGCCGGTTGATGTCGTACTGCAATCACGCGAACGCGGGCCACATGCCGAGCGACGGGCGCGAGTTCGCGCGACGCATCCTGCTCGGCTTCCAATCGGCATACGGAGAAGCTGGCGTAACGCCGCCCGTGATCGAGCCTGAGACCAACGCTGAATACATGGCTGCCCTCTCCCCCTCCCCCGCCGTAGCGGCAGAGCCGGATGCCTTGCGACGCCAGCGGATTGCGGCGCTCGCCGATGGCGATAAAACCAAATGCTGCTCTGATGGCTGCGCTCGTCCAAATGATTGCTATGTCGCCGCCCCTCCGGTCATTGGAGCCGATCCGACCACCCCGCATCAATACGTCCCATGGCGGATGCATCGGGGAGACTGCCTGTTCTGCGGACAGACAGAAAATGCGGACGTGCATGTCGGGGTAGCCCCTCCCGTCATGGGAGATCGGGAAGCGATAGCGCGGCTGCTCGCCAGCTTTGACGGCAACCAGTTTGAAGGAAAACTTGGCATCGTCATTCAAGAGCACGATAAGGAAATTTATCGCAAGCGCGCAGATCGCATCCTCTCCCTCCACGTTCAACCCGGTGCTGGTGAGCGGGAAGCGCTGCTCAAGTATCTTGATATTTTCTTGCATCCAAATCCAGAGGTCAATCTTAGCGGGCTTGTCTGCAAGCACGGATTAGCGATCGAGGCGTGCGCCGCGCGCGAATGCAGCAACCCGATGGCTTATGAAACGGCGATCAGGCGCGCGAGGGATTACGTCTCCCGCCAAGCCCCGCCCTCCAGCAGCGAGACGGAAAACCATGGCTGAGCGCTTGGATGACTATGGCGTGCTGATCAATGTCCGCAGGACTGGTTTGCGGGAGGCGCAATACAAAGAATTAACGGCGAAGCGAGGCTTGATCCGGCGTGCATTTGATCGCGTTCGCTACAGCCCGAACGACAACCCGGTGATGGAAACATTGCTTCGCGCGCTGACTGGAAAGAGCCCTATTACAGAAACGGTTCTCGAAACCGCACACCAAGTTATCAAGGATTCGCAGCGCCCATGACCCAACCCAAAGCGCGCCAGATGAGCGGGGAGACGAAGCAAATGCCCGACAAAGCCCTGATGGACAAACTCGCGAATGCAATTCGAGTTGTCAATGACCTGTCGGTATCGGCGAAAACTGCTGGTGACGATGACCTGATGTACGCCGCCAATCGCGCATGGCACCAACTGGACAAACACGCCCGCGCCCAGGAGAAGCGCTGATGACGGTAAGTGAGACGATGGTCGAACGAATGCTTGATGCTTATTGGGGCAAACCGGTTGACAGGCAATGGTCCGACGATGAGCGCAAGGTAATGCGCGCCTGCCTCACTGCAGTGCTATCCGGTCAGGTCGTGGCTAGCGAGAAGGAACTGACGTTGGTTCGGTCTCAGCTAGCCGAGTGTCACAAAGAGATTTTCAAGCTGCGGGAAGCGTTGATGACCGCCTCGCCCGCTTCTCCTGGTGCAAAATGAGCAAGCGCGCCATAACGATAACCATGAAAGACATGGCCGCTTACTACGACTCGATTTTGAAGAATGGTTGCGGCCTTCCCGAAAAGACACGCCAGTATTTGGCTGATCTAAGAGACCAGGCTGCCGCTACGGTGGCGCTTCCACACTGGACTATGCACCCCGCCCTGAAGGAAAGGCACAGCAATGAGCGAGCAAGAAGAGTATCTCGGAGACGGCCTGTACGCGTCCTTCGATGGCGGGCTGTTCTGCCTTCGGGCACCGCGCGAGAATGGTGATCACGTCGTCTATTTCGATGCCATGATGCTAAAGCAATTGAACGAGTTTGCTCGGAGCATGCTGCGGCCCTCTCCACAGGAGACCGCCCGTGACTGAATATACGCCGGAGCAGATCGCGGCGAACGAGCGCGCAATGGATGGCCCTGCTGTGGAGGGTGGGTAGATGCGCAACATCTCGTTCGCTCTGACGGCGCCGCAGTTTTTGGACGGAACCAAGGATGTGACGCGGCGCATGGGGTCAGGCGCTGCTGTGGGAGGATCAAGCCAGTGACTATGACAGTCGCCATGCTTACGGCGGAAACACTGACGGAAAAGAACCGGCGCCAACGGCAGGCCAAATGCAAGCACGAGGAAGTTTTCTCGTCCACTTGCACTGGGCCAGCCGGCACGTTCACGACGGCCGTTTGCCTGGACTGCGGCCGGACTTGGCGCGGCGAACTCTTGGCTTCCGGGCCTTGGCGAATGCACGTATCGGAGTAGATTAAAGCGATGACGAAAGCGTTGCCATTCACCGAACACTCGCTTGCTCGCGCCATCAAGGGCGTTGAGAAGGCGGGCCGTTTTGTGATCGGCGTTCGGCCGGATGGCTGTCTGATCGTAGGGGATAAGCCGATAGATTCCGCTTCCATGATCCCCGCCGATGCTCAAAATGACCCCGCCTCCAAATGGGAGGATCAGCGGGCATGACGGTCATGAAAACAGATCTTCCGCATTTAAGTCGCGACCATGATCGGCACGGCAATGAGAGGATCTACGTCAGGAAGAACGGAAAGCGGATCCGGATCCGGATCCGGGAAGGCACGCCAGAATTCGCGGCGGCCTACAGCGCCGCGCTGGGGCGGATACTGCCGGGCTTCACGGCCGCTGGCCCAGGGCTCGCGCCACACGCCAAGGGGACGCTGGGCTGGCTGGGTGCGCGCTATTTTGCCAGCAAGGACTTCGCCGGGCTTGCAAAGGAATCGCAGCGCGCCCGCCGTTCATGCCTAGAACAGTGCTTTCGGGATCCTATGAGCGACGAGGATCCGGATCCGATGGGTAATTGCCCTCTCCGGTACTTAAGCGCCCAGAAAATCAGGCGTTTGATAGAGATCCGAAGTGGCCAACCGGGAGCAGCGGCAAACCGGAAAAAGCATCTTTCCGCGCTTTGCGGCTGGGGCGTCGATCACGACCATTTGCCGGGTAATCCGGCCAGGGATGTGAAGGCCGGCCGCAGCGTCAAGGGCGGCGGGTTCCATACGTGGACCGTCGAGGAAGTCCAGATCTTCGAAGCCCGCCATCCGGTTGGATCCAAGGCCCGACTTGCGATGGCGCTCCTGCTGTTCACCGGATCCAGACGGCAGGACATGGTGAAATTCGGCAAGCAGCACGTCCGGGATGGGATCCTGCGCTATGTGCCAAAGAAAACGCTCTACAAGCGCCGGGATCTATCCCAGAAGCCTTGGCTCCCGGTACTTGCCGAGATCGTTGAGGCGAGCCCGTGCGGATCCATGACGTTCTTGGTGACGCATCAGGGCCAACCGTACACGCCCGCCGGGTTCGGCAATTGGTTCCGGGAGAAGTGCGACGAAGCTGGGCTACACCACTGCACCGCGCACGGGCTGAAGAAAGCTGGCGCGACCATCGCCGCAGAGAACGGCGCGACGACGATGCAACTCATGGCTATTTTCGACTGGTCAACGGTCAGCCAAGCCGAAGTCTACACGCGTTCGGCAGATCGAAAACGTATGGCGGCTGAAGGAATGGACAAGATCAATCTGGGGCAGAAGGCGAACGGCTAATGTCTCACCGCTGTCTCACCCATTCGCTTTCTGAATGATTCTATAGAGGAAACAACATGTTGGGAGCATCAAAAAACGATATGGCAGGAGTGGCAGGGCTCGAACCTGCAACCCCCGGTTTTGGAGACCGGTGCTCTACCAATTGAGCTACACTCCTTCAGGAACCTGCGTCGCCGCCGATCCGGGCCGTTTCAAGCATAGGGCGGGCCTGAAAAGCAAGGGCGAAGCGGTGGCTAGTGCAGGCCGGCCAAGTGTGCACCTCGACCGGTCAGGCCTTGGCCAGCAACCAATTGCGATAATTCTCGGCGTAGCTTTCGACAATCCTTTCAGGGACGCCTTGGGCATGGGAGCTGTCGACGGCGGCCTGAACCGCGGTTCCCAAAACGCCCTGTCCGGCGAGCAGGATACCCTTCAGTTCGGGATGGGCAATGATCACCGTTCCGGTTCGCGCGTCGACCAGAGTGGCGTCCGCGGACATGCCATCCCCCAGATTGTTCCCACCAGAATCCCCTAGCGTCTGTAGTCGTCGGTCCCCGGGGCGGCTCATTAAGGAGTGCGCCGACAATTGTCTATCTTTAATTGCCGCGCGTGCGGCGGCGTCTCGTTGCAGCATTGCGAGCATAAAACGGACGACGGACTACGGACGACGGAGGACGGGATAGCAGTTCGTCCGTCTCTGTCGTCTGCTGTCCGTTCTCCGTCGTCCGTCGTCTCTTACTCGATAATGCTCGCCACCACGCCCGCACCCACCGTGCGGCCGCCTTCGCGGATGGCGAAGCGCAGTTTCTCTTCCATCGCGATCGGCACGATCAGGTGCACCTCCATGGCGATGTTGTCGCCCGGCATCACCATCTCGGTGCCCTCAGGCAGATGCACCACCCCGGTCACGTCGGTGGTGCG